GAATTTCTCTTTGATAACGGTGTACCTGATTGCGGGATGATCGCGCAGAACACAATGTTCGATCAGCTTATCAATCAAGTGCATTTCAACATACGCCCGCCGGTACTGTTCGACACCATGGCTATGGCACAGGCGTTACTAAAGCCCGTACTCCGTAGCATCAGCCTCGGTGCAATCCTCAAGCACCTGAACCTTGGCGTGCAGAAGGGAACATACGTTGCAAACATGAAGGGCAGAAGGCGCGAGGGGTTATCAGCACGCGAGTTACAAGAGTACGGTCGGTATTGCATGGGCGACACCGATGGTGAGTACGCAGCTTTCCAACATATGTTACCTCTGCTCCCACGACAGGAGTTAGAGATCATCGACATGACCCTGCGAATGTATCTGGACCCGCAGCTGGAACTCGATGGCGCTTTGTTGCAACAGATATTAGAGAAGGTCCAAGAAGAAAAATTCGATTTAATGATGCGCTTGCCCCCGGACATACAGCGGGCGGATTTAATGAGCAACGCGAAGCTAGCGAAGATGCTGACGGAGCTGGGCGTTGAAGTGCCGATGAAGATATCTCCCACGACTAACAAATCAACGTGGGCGTTTGCTAAGACAGATCCGCAATGGAAGGACATGGAAGAAGAATATGCCGACCATCCATTGATCGCCCCCATCTTGGCAGCGAGGATCGGCACAAAATCCACTCTTATAGAGACACGCACAGAACGCTTCATCGACATAGCTGCGAGCTACAAGAAATTCCGTGTCCCTCTTAAGTATTACGCAGCACTCACAGGACGGTACGGCGGCTGGCAGAAGATCAATTGCCAGAACCTCACTCGCATCGATCCTAAAAACCCAGATCGCAGACAGATTCGTTACGCGCTTAAGGCACCGAAGCATCATGTGGTGCTGGTGCATGACCTCAAACAGAATGAAGCTCGGTCGAACGCATGGCTCTCGGGTTGTGTCACTCTATTAGATATCTTCCGTGCAGAACGGGATGCGTACTCCGAGTTTGCATCAAAGCTGTACCATCGCGCTATCACAAAGGCGGATGAAAAGGAACGCTTCGTCGGCAAGACCTGTATCCTGGGGCTGGGCTACGGCATGGGAGCGAAGAAGCTCCGTGCAACGCTGAGGAAAGATGACATTAAGCTGGAAGAACACGTCGCGTACGAGTATGTGAACACCTATAGGGAAACTTACTCTGAAATCCCAGAGTTGTGGAAGTACTGCGACGAGGTAATTGAAATCCTCGCGTTTGGCGGCAAGAGGGCCATCGCTGAATGGGGGCCGTGTTACGCCGCTGATGGTGTTATAGTACTCCCCAATGGGATGCCCATCACGTACCACAACCTGCGTCGGATCGACACAGCTAAGTACTCGGGATGGGTATACGATTACGGAGGCCGCACCCGAACACTATGGGGCGGCAAAGTCGTGGAGAACATCATCCAGTCGTTTGGCCGGATCATGATTATGGACCACATGATAACGATTAAGAAAGAATTAGGTATCTCGCCCGTGATGCAAGCACATGACGAACTGGTTAACGTCGTGCTTGAACGAGATGTAGAGTACTACCGAGATGCAATCGCAGAAATAATGATGGTGCCGCCTGAATGGGCACCCGACTTACCCATGGGTGTTGACTCTGGGTTTGGTGCAACATACGGAGACGCAAAATGAGTTGGATGGGGCAACCGTCGGGGATGACCTTCGACGTGGACGTAAAACCGAGAGAAGATCACTTGGTGCAGGAACCGAAAGACGTACACGATTGGTTACGTGATCGCGGCTGGCAAATGGCGGGGGAAATACCCAGCAGCTTTGAGCAGTTGTACTGCAACGCCAACGCAGACCCAGAAAACCTCCTGTACACCTGGTCGGAAGCAGTCGCCTACGAAATGTTTCGCTTCATGAATATAGGGAGCTAGCGATGGCATTCGCATGGTCATGGTCGGCGATCACGATGTACGAGCTGTGCCCTAAAAAGTACTACCACCTCAAGGTCATCAAAGATGTAAAGGACGCGGATAGTGCCTTCTCTGGTGAAGGCAAAGATACCCACGTCGCGCTACACAAACGAGTCATCAATAAGGTGCTTCTTCCCCTGCCTCTGCGTCACTTAGAAGGGCTGGTGAAACCTTTCGTGGACACGCAGGGCGAGAAGCACGGTGAATTGCAGTTGGCGTTGAACAGGAATTTTGAACCGTGTGACTGGTTCGACAAAAATACCTACGTCCGTGCAATCATCGATCTACTCATCATCAAAGGTGGTCTTGCGATCATCATTGATTGGAAGACTGGTAAGGTACGCCCAGACTTCGGGCAAATCAAGCTATCAGCCGCAGTTTTGGCACGGGTGATGCCGGAGCTGGAGCGATTCAGGCTCACATACGTGTGGACCAAGCACAAGGAAATCTCGCCGCCCGTCTCGATGGAAATGAAACATATGACCGACGTGTGGGCCGATATGATTCCACGCGCTGATGAAATTGAAAAAGCGATCAAGACAACAGACTTCCCAGCAATCGAAAACCCACTATGCAGATGGTGCCCGGTGAAACAATGCCCACACAACAAATCATAGGTCTCGTAAAAGATATTAACGAAGACGACGATCCGTCGCTGTTCGGTCTGCCACGCTGCGTTATATTACAAGTGGCGGCGGTCAACTACGACACTATAGAACAGAAGATGACAGCTGTGACCTTTAAGAATGGGATGGAAGTTATTCACGGCGATGACCATGACGTATTCATCGCGCATTGCAGCCTCGTCTATGACATTCCTGGCGAGCCAGATATCCGGGGCATGAGTTTCGATGCGGTGATCGTAGACGAGGCGGCTCACCTTAATATGGATGCAATTAAAGTGGCGGTGGAGGCAATGGAGGCAGCCGAAGTCCCGCCACCTATTTGGATGAAGGTGATCCATGACACCTGAAGGTAAAGTGAAAGAAAAAGTTAAGAAGATGCTGAAGCAGCACGCGGCATATTATTTCATGCCCGTGCAACAAGGCTTCGGTGCGCCCGGCTTAGACTTTCACGGGGCGTTCAAAGGCCGTGCATTTGCGATTGAGTGCAAAGCGCCGGGTAAGAAGCTCACGGCACGGCAGAAGATTACCATCAGGACGATGGAAGACGCAGGGATGAAGGTGTTTGTGATCGGCGAATACGAATTCGATGACACGCTAGACAGAGGGAACATGAATTACTCGGGGCAGATTGAATTAGAGACATGGCTACTCGGGCTGTTATCTTAAAGGAGACGCAGGAGTTCTCAGTGCCGTTCGACAAGGCGCTGCTGAACCTGGTTCCCGATGCACGTAAGTCGGGCGGTTGTGTCGTGCTGCCCCACAAGCAGGACGCTGTACGCTTAGCCCGGAACGCAGGCTTCCTCGTCCCAGCCCCCATCACTTCGTTATACGACTGGAATGGTGACACACCGTTCAGGACTCAGAAGATCACCGCAGCGTTGCTTACCATGCAGCGTCGTGCATACGTGTTGTCTGAAATGGGCACTGGCAAAACCCGAGCCGCGCTACACGCAGTCAACTGGATGATGATGCAAGGCGATATACGGGCGGTGCTGGTCGTCGCTCCCTTGTCAACTCTGTCACAGGTGTGGGACCGCGAAATCTTCCAATACTTTAATCACCTCTCGGTCGGCGTCCTATACGGCACCCGCGAGAGGCGTGCGAAGGTTCTCGCTGAGAAACACCACATCTATGTCATAAACCATGACGGGGTTAAGGTGATCAAGCAGGAGCTGATCGACAAAGAAGAGATCGATTGCGTCATTGTTGATGAGCTGGCGGTGTTCCGTAACAAGACCGCCAATCGGTGGGGGCATCTGTTCGAGGTGTTACACGACCGACCTTACGCATGGGGCATGACAGGGGCACCAACTCCGAACGAGCCAGTGGACGCCTGGGCGCAAGTAAAGCTCCTGACACCGGCCCGCGTAACGACTTATATTAAAGCCTTTAAGCGCAAAACCATGCGTCAAGTGTCTACTTTTAAGTGGATACCGCTATCGGATGCGAACGAGACTGTGTACGCGGCCATGCAGCCCGCCGTCCGTTATAAGAGAGACGACTGCATAGAGCTGCCCCCGATTAGCTACCAGACCCGTGAATGTGAGATGACGAAAACGCAGAGCGAGGTCTATAAGAGGCTGTTACGAATATTAGCCATCATGTTTGATAAGGGTGAGGTCACCGCTGCCAATGAGGGCGTTCTGTTTTCGAAGCTGCTGCAAATCGCCAGCGGTTGGGTATACACGAAGGAAAAGAATGTTGTATCGCTAGATAACAGGCCGAGGATCGAGCAGCTTACAGAGGTGCTTGATGAGGCTGCTGGCAAGGTAATTGTATTCGCCGAGTTCACGCATACGGCGACGGCGGTTCAGTCTATCCTGGCGAACAAGAAGTACGACACGGTGTTGGTAACAGGCGGTACAAGCAAGGGGGTTCGAGATACGATCTTCGGAGACTTCCAAACAGCTGTGTCGCCCCGTGTCATCGTCGCCCACCCGAAATGCATGGCTCATGGGCTGACCCTGACCGAGGCAAACGTCATATGCTGGTTCACGCCAACAACGTCACTTGAAACATACGAGCAGGCAAATGCCCGGATAAGCAGGCCGGGGCAGATCAGAAAACAGCTTATAATTCATTTGACTGGCTCGCCCATTGAGACTAAACTTTATCGGCGTTTGCAGGAAAGAAAATCCCTACAAGGGGCCTTGCTGGAAATGTTTGAGGAATAACAGGAGACGACACATGAAACACACATCATTGAAAAGCACACCCCCCGCCCATTCGAATTTTCGGGATCTGACCTCGTGAACGAAATGACACCGGGGCAAATGGTCTCAAACTATTTACGCTTGCGTGACCACAAAAAGAAAGCGCAAGACGAATTCAAAAAGAGTATGGCCCGTGTCACTGAAGGCATGGACAAGCTCGAAGCTCAGATGCTTAATCATCTGAACAACACCGACACCAAGAACATTCCAACCGAAGAAGGCACCGCGTACATTATCAAACGCTTCAACGCCTCGGTGAAAGACCGTGATGCGTTTCTTGATTGGGTCATCTCAAACGGTAAGTGGGATGCGCTCGATGTCAAGGCGAACAAAAAGTATGTCGAGGATTTTGGCGACGAAGTCCCCGGCGTTAAAGTAAGCACGTTAAATCAAATCGGAGTCAGGAGGTAATCATGTCCAAGGAATTGGCGACAGTGAATCCATCTCTACCTGCTATATTTCAGCAGCAGGCAGAATCTTACAACGAGTTCTCGGAAGGAGTAACAAGCGGGTTCCCCGTCATCTCTTACCGAGGCAAAGTCTGGCGAGTCAAGCACAAGACTGAAGAAGAAGTCTACCTGGATGACGAAGGCGAAGCGGTTCAGTCAGTGCAAGTTGTGCTGATCAAGTCGAACCCGAGGCTCGCAAAAATCTTTTACAAGGGACAGTATTCCGAGGGCGATACCAGCCCGCCTGATTGCTGGTCGGCGGACGGGATCAGGCCCGACGCAGGGGTAGAGAAACCTGTCTCCAAAACCTGTGAGATATGTCCGAACAATGTATGGGGTTCGAAGATCACACCGGGAGGTGCGAAGACCCGAGCTTGTGCAGACGTACGACGCATGGCTGTCGCTATGCGTGACCAGATTGAAGCCGCTGCGCTGGACCCGAAGCAAGAGGTCGAACCTCTGCTGCTGCGTGTCCCGCCAGCGTCACTCAATCCTCTGAAAGATTACATCGAAAAGATGCTGAAGCCGAAGGGCGTTCCTCCGTATGCATTGATCACCCGAGTCGGGTTCGACACTAGCGTGGCGTACCCCAAGCTCTCGTTCAAAGGCATTCAATTTCTGAACGACGATCAGGCAGCAGTTGTTGTTGCCTTACGTGATTCGGAAGAAGTGAAACGCATCCTGGCTGAGGCCACCGAGTACAGTGCAGCGGGAACGACTGGAGACAGCGAGGTAGGAGTTGACGGGGCACCGACAACGACTGAAGCTGGTCCGACTCCCGCTGTATCTACAATGCAACCTGCTCAAGAAGAAGAACTCAATGCAGGCGACGAGGAGATAGCACCAGCTGCTACTCCGACCGAGCCTGATGAGATCGCAGCACCTGAGCCGGTCGCAGTCGTGAAGAAACCAGCGGCAAAGAAAAAGAAGAAGACGAAGGCCAAGGCCAAGCCCGCTGAAGAACCTGCTGCTGCTGCGGAGGTCGCACTGGCAGCTACCGTACCCGAGGAGGGTGTCGCCACTGGCGAAGGAGAAGAAGAATCCTTCGATAAAATGCTCGCCGGGTTACTCGACGGGTAGTGTATAGGGGTTCACATTGTCCACCTCCTGTGCGATGTGGACCCCTCCAGTTTTATGAACCTCATAGATTTTCTTGAGGCAGTAGTTCCACCCGGACATCTCGTTACTGCCCGCAAGATCGATCGGACCTCAGCCGAGGGACGGACGTACTCTACATTTGAACACCGTGTCAGGAGAACACACCACGACCTAGCTCAGGCCGTCGTGGACTTCGCGCTGACCAAACAGGATACCTACTTCGCCCTCGCCTCTTACAAGCGTGGGTTCCACACCATCGAGAAGAAGGGCAAGCTCAAGAAGGTCATGCGAGTGCGTGACAATGTTGACTCACTCAAGGCCCTTTGGTTCGACATAGATTTCAAGTCAGGGTATGCCGACGCCCGCGAGGTGATCGAGGCGCTCCGAACCTTCTGTGCTGAGGTGGGGATGCCACCGCCAGCAATCCTCGTCCACTCAGGGGGAGGCATCCATGCCTACTGGCCCTTCGAGCTGCCTATCCCCCTGGCCCGTTGGCAGCCGCTCGCTGAGGCCCTGAAGCAGGCCGCTAAGCAGGCCGGGTTGATAGCTGACCTTGCCTGCACCGCTGACGCCTGCCGTGTCCTACGACCTGTTAGTACAGTCAACTGGAAGTACCCGGCCAAGGTGCAGGTTGTATACAGCTCCGACCAACTGTTCAACGTGGAGGACCTGGAAGCCAGGCTCTCACCGTACGTCAAGTCGGCTGTCTCCTCAGTCCTGTCGGGTAACGTCTACGATGAGTTCACTGCCGGGGTAGGCGGCGGGGCCAAGGTTGAACCCGGCACGTTCCAAGAGATCATTAAACACTGTGAGGTTTCCAGACACATAGCGGAAACCCACGGGAAGGAGTGCAGCGAACCCGAATGGGTCCTCATCCTACAACTGCTCAAGCATTGCGAAGACGCAGAGCTATGGGTCCACGCCGTGTCTGATGGTCATCCCGGCTACGATGCGTCGGCCACTAACGAGAAGTGGGAGCAAAGGAAGGAGAACACGGCTGGACCCACCCTATGTAGCACGTTCGAAGGGTACTACCCGGAGATGTGCAAGCGGTGCCCCAGGTTTGGATTTATCAAGACACCTGTACAAGTAGGCACCGCAGAGACGAAGGAAGTTGGCGGCCTACCATGGGGGTGGCGCGGGCACGAAGGCAAGACGGAACGGCTGATGACTGACGAGGAGACTGGTAAGGCGTGGGTCAAGATGATCAGCTACGAGTTTGCCAACTTCAGAACAGCACGCTCGTTACTGACAGGCATGGTGGAACACCGGCTCGACGTTGTTGGTATCGTACTGGACCTGGTCATACCGGGAGAGTGTCTCGGCAACCAGCACAAACTCATCGAACACATGGCCCTGTACGGGGTTGCATTCAGAGGTAAGGAAGCGATAGCTTTCAAGGAACTTATGGCTATTTGGTTGAAGAATTTACAGGACGCCAAGCATGTCGCCGAGGTAACGGAGCAGCTAGGCTGGGTCACAAAGGACGATGCGATCGTCGGGTTCTCGTGCGGTCGCACCACCTTCTATGCTGATGGTCGGGTGCGTGATGACGTACGCACCGCGAAAGAATTTACTGCGATCGGTAAGTACTACGAGCCGGTCGGCACCTATAAGAAATGGCAAGAGGTCGCCGAGTTCATAACGACACAGGACAACCCGGCGTTCACTGCTATCCTGGCGAGCGCATTCGCCGCACCCATACTCAGGTTCACTGGCATATCAGGTGGCACCCTATCAATAGTCAGCGCAGAGAGTGGTGTCGGTAAGACCTCGGCCCTTAAGATGAGCCAAGCTGTCTGGGGTTCACCTACTCATGGAGTGAACGCGATTGATGACACACCTAAGAGTGTCGCCCGCAAGCTGGGCTACCTGAATAACCTGCCCGCCTATTGGGATGAGCTGCGTGGTAAGGAAGCCGTCGAAGAATTTGTACGCCTCGTGTTCCAGATTGCACAGGGCAAGGAGAAGACACGGCTCACCCAGCAGGCTGCCATGCAGGAGATCCATACATGGGAGACGATGCTGATCGTGGCGTCGAACGATTCTATCTTCGAGTCGATGGCTCGTCACAGTACAGGGTCGGACGCTGGCGTTGCTCGCACGTTCGAGGTGACTGTCCAACCATCCACTGACAAGGTCAACGTGTCCGAGCTGGCTGTGCTTTTCGGTCAGCTGAATCAGAACTACGGGCACGCAGGCAGGGTGTACGCCCAGTACCTGGCGCGTCATGCACCGGAGGTCGAGGCACGAGTCCAACACATACGTACCAAGCTGGGGGTCGCACTGAAGGAAGACCCAGCCGAACGGTTCTGGTTCTCTATGATGGCTGCGATAGTAGTAGGTGCTGAGATAGCACACGACTTAGAAATCGCTAAGATAAATACCAAGACGCTGATCCGATTCCTCGGCGGCAACCTGAACCACCTGCGTGGCCGTGGCAACCGTAGCCTCGCCGCGTTCGAGCCGGAGGAGATCGTCAGCTCTTACATACAGCAACACCAAGACAAGGTGTTACTCGTTGATGTCTTCCCGTTACCCAGAGCGAACACTCGTGGATACCATCCCGAGATACTTATCACACCGCGCAGCGAGAAGATCATCTGTCACCAGTCACGGGACGATGACCTGGTCCGCTTCTCCCGGTCGGACTTCGTTCGATGGCTGGAGGCACGGGGCTTACCCTCGGGCAGGATCGTACAGACATTGAAAACTAAGATGGGTGCCACGGAGAAGCGTGCGAAGCTGGGCATCGGAACGAAGTATGAGATTCCAATCGCTCAGTACCTGTTGGAGGTTCCACTCACACACTCGAAACCATTAGATGAGGTAGTTAAATGATACGCAACGCAGTCTTTATCCACGTCCCTCGTACGAACGGCAACACCGTGAAGATGATGTACCGGGACCACATCTATTACTTCAGTCACGACACCGCATTGCAGGTACGTAAGCGGCTGAACTACAAGTGGAATGATGCGTGGAGTTTCAGCTTCGTCCGTAACCCATGGGAGAGGATGATCTCGCTGTACTATTACTTTCGGGAGAGCAGGCACGAGAAGATGCAGACGGACCTCGACTGGCAGCGGGAAGACTTCCACACCTGGTTGTACACACCGTACATGTCGAAGAAAGGATACGAGTGGGTAACCAAGCAGTGCCCAGTGAACATGCTGTGTGACGAGGACGGTCGGAAGATAGTTGATCACGTCTTTAGGTTTGAGGACCTGCGTGGCTCGCACGATGATATTGCACTGGCCCTCGGCATCAAACCAATAGCTCTCCGACATAGGAAGCGGTCCGAGTTCAAGAACCACACCGTCAGGGAGTTGGTCGTTGAACCCGAGGACAAGGAGTTGATCGCGGTGAACGGTGCCTGGGAAATTGAAAAGTTTGGATACACATTCTAATGCCATACGTAACAAAGAAACAACGACAGAGACTGGACCGAAACAAGAGCAGCTTTGCCATGGACGCAGGGGAACTCAACTACATCATCACGAAGACTTGCCTTGCCTACTTGAAGGACAAAGATGTTAGCTATGAACTCCTCAACGAAATCATCGGCGTGTTGGAGTGTGCGAAGCAGGAATTCTACCGCCGAAAGGTAGCGCCTTATGAAGAACACAAACGAGGAAACAATGGAGACGTATACTAATGAAACTCGCAGACTTAAAGAAGACATTCTATCTCGCCGGTCCCATGACTGGCATTCCACAGTTTAACTTCCCGGCGTTCGAAGCTGCTGCCAAAGAGTTACGTGACGTGGGACTTACTATCATCTCACCAGTCGAAACAGATTCACCTACAGTCCGAGAGGCTGCGCTTGCGTCCGAGGATGGGCGACTAGACAAGGCCGGGAAGATAGCGGGCGAGTCATGGGGGCAGATACTTGGGCGTGACGTTGAGTTGATCGCTGATAAATGCAACGGCATCATACTACTGAGTGGGTGGGAGAAATCTAAGGGTGCGCGGCTGGAGGTGGTGACCGGACTGCTGTGTTACCACACTATATTTATGTACGAAGGGGGAAAACTTGAGGAGTTTGGCCGACGACTCTTGTTAGCCAGAGTGATGGACGCCACGCTATGAGCGACGACACAAAGTCAAGCAACCCGAAGGACGAGATCGGTTCCGACAAGCTCCCCCTTCACCTGGTCCCCAGTGTCTTGCCTGCGTACGCTGCGCTCGCGTTCACTGAAGGTGCGTGCAAGTACGGGAAATACAACTGGCGTGCAGCTGGTGTCCGCGTGTCGATCTACCTCGACGCTTGCTATAGACACCTGGCTAAGTACCAGAACGGTGAGTGGGCTGACCCTGTCACACATGTCCCACACCTGGGTAGTGTGCTGGCCTGCGTGGGTATTATCCTCGACGCCTACCACTCTGGTAAGCTCACTGATGACCGACCACCAAGCCAGGACACGGCCTCAGCCATCGACGGTATGGCGGCCAGCGTGATACACTTGAAGCAGCTGTTTGAAGACAAGCACCCACACCAGCACACCATTCAGGACGAGTCCGATGCCGACCCGAGAATCAACCGACGCCTACTACCAAAAGTACCACGCTGGGCCAAAAGCGAAGAAGGATCGGGCGGCAAGGAACAGATCACGCCACGAAGCGGAGAAGGCAGGCACCGTCCACAAGGGGGACGGGAAGGAAGTCCATCACGTCAAGGCCCTGTCGAACGGGGGAAGCTACGCCAAGAGTAACACTCGCGTCACGACTCGGAAGAAGAATCGTTCTTACAAGCGGAGCGCAAAGAACAAACCAATTGATTAACTATCTCCGCGAGGGGAATGTCTGACCGCTCGGCACCATCCGATGCCGACCCAATATCCTGTAGGATTTCTATCATGTGCTTGTCTGGTTGCATGGCGATCAACTCTTGGATGTCATCCATGATGATCTGCTTTGACAGTGGACAGGTGGCAGGGGGTTGCCAATCGAACGCCTTCTGCATCTGGTCCATGACCAGTTGGCTTTTGTATTCCTCTACGAACTTGTCGGCCCATATTGATGGCTGGAACACACCACCTGTCTCTAGTTTTACTGTAGCCATTATTTTTTCAACTTCTTCCAGTCGTAGTCAAAGATAGTGTCGGCGAAGTTGAGGTTCACTGTCTCTTGAGCAGTGAAGTACACCTCCTCCTTCTGTTTCATCTTGGCGTCGATCCACGCAGCGCACTGCTTGAAAGATTTCTTCTTGAAATGCTCCGACGACATGAGCTTGTCGGCGTAGATCTCCATCATCGTGTCGTTGTCTGACTGTAGCTGAGCGTACTCTGTCTCCACCTGGGTGATGGTGCCGCTGATAGTCTGCGTACCCTTATGCATCATGAACTCTGAGTAGGGCATCATCACCCGGTGGTCAGCTGCTTGCAGGACGATCGATGACATGCTGCGAGCGTGGGTGTAGTTCAGGATGGTGACGTGGTTTGGACACGCCAGTATAGATTGGTATATACCCATGCCTTCCATCCAGTCACCGCCGCACGTCTTCATGTGGATGAGGATCGGCTTGTCTCCTAACCCCTGCAGCACACGTATGTTCTTAATGAACTGGTTCGCCATGGAGTACTCAACCCCTGGCTCCTCGTTGTATCCCTCTGTCCCCTGACCGGTTACAAACTCATCGCGCCCGAACAAATAGATCTCCCGCTTCTCCGGGTCGATGCCGTAGTCATGGACGTAGTCAATGCAAGCGAACTCCCGCTTGTACGAGGTCCGTGCGTCACTCTCGTGCATTACTCAAACCTCCACGCGCCGTCGATGATGTTGATCAGTGATCGCTTGCCGTTGGCATAGACGATGCAGTGCGTGTTCAACCAGGCACTGGGTCCCTCGTTGTACTCCAGCTTGAGATACGTACTGGTGCCAGTGCGGAAGTGTCCTTCTTCGATCGCAGGTGCGTGACCATGGCCGGTGATGACACGGACACCGAGGCGACTCAAGTTCTTTACTGTACCCCTGGCTCCGTGCGGGCCACGGTGACCGTGGAACCCTACCTCAATGTTGCCGAGCATGTAGCTCTCATCCACAGGTAGGCAGGAGATACTAGGGCTGTCCTTTAACTTGTCCACCCAGTAGGTGAATGGGTCGAGGTAGCTTGCGCCGTGCTTGTCCATGTGTGCGGAGTCAGCCATGAGCTTGGCTGTCTCAAGGTAGAACGATGCGTTGTCCGGGTCACGTCGCCAGTCAGTGTCCATGATCCAGCGGCGGAAGAAGTCATCGTGGTTAGATGCTACGACGATACTCTTACGTCCGGGGGGTGTGTGCTTACGGAGAAACCAGACCGTCTCTTTGATCTCATCCTCCACGATGTGCATGTTCGCCCGGCGCTTGGCGATCTCGATGAACGGGTTGCCGAAGTGATGTGGGTTCGCACTGTACCCATCGAGTAGGTCATGCCAGACGAGGACATCAGGTAGGAGGGCGTTCACTATCCCCTTCTTACCGAAGGTGGCTTTGATTACCTGCGGGTCAACGAAGCGCATGTGGGTGTCACCCATGACGAGGCCCAATGCTTTGTTCGCCCTGTGTACCCGGCCACTAGATCTATAGTGGTGTTGCAGGTCGATGAACGAGCCGTCCTTCGTCGCGTTCACCTGGCGCATGTGAAACTTGCCGCCGCTGATGTCCACGACACAGGCACCGATGACGTGATGGAACTCACCCTTCTTGCCTGCCTTGCTGTCGGTGTAGTTCTTCACCGTGCAGCTGCCGGTGGTCGTTAGGATCTTCGGTAGAGAATTCTGTGGAGTGGGGATAGTTCTTAATTGCAGTTTGGAATGACCGAGGATGCCAGACTCACCATGAGTGATCCCCTCGAAGCCTGTAAGAGGAGATTGTGCAGTGGGCCTTGTTTTAATATCTCCTAAAAGAACGAGATGCTTACAGAGCTTCTTACGCTGGTTATATAGGTGGGGTCGCAGCTCCGGTGCCCAAACCTCGTCGTTGCGCTGGCTCTCGGTCCATCGTGAGGTCGGGTTCTTGTATCGGATTGGTATGACGACCAGCTCCGCACCGTTCTTCTTGCAGTACGCCTTGAGCGCCCTGAAGAAACCTTCGTGGATTGGTGTTGCGTTCTGCGCCGACGTGATGATGAATCTTTTTACGTCGCCGAGCTTACGGTTAAATTTTGGTGACGATAACTTCTCGGTCTTACCTGATGGTGTATTCACTCTGGCTGTCTCCGGGTCAGTCGTACTGTAGCAGTAGATTCTTTTACCGTCTTCATAGTGACGGCACGTCCACCTTAGCCTACCTGATTGTGATTTCGGACCCCGCGCCATGAGCTTCCCGCACTTGGGGCATGGTGGGCCACTTGCTATTTGTCTCGGCATTATTTTTTATAGAACTCACCTTCGCGTTGGAGCATTATAGCACGGCCCCTCAGCGCGGCACCAGATCGACGGTAGCTGGCCTCACGTTCACGCTTACCCTTTACGGCTCGTAACAGCGATGAGTAAGTGATAGGCGTGTAAGGAAACACCTGGTTGAACACGGCGATCTCATGCGAGACCCTGTTACGTTGCTCACTGCTGCGTGCAGTTCGATACCGCTTGAGCAAACTACTGGCCCGCTCTTTGCCGAACCGCTCGGTGTCTTTAATAAGAGCCTGGCGTGAATAGAAGTCAGCGATCTCGGCGGGACGGAACCCGAGTGACTGCAAGAACAACTGCTGCCCAGAGATACCATCCGTGTCCATGACTGTGTCACCAGCGTTATTGACTAGCCCCTCGGTTGCATAGCGGACTGTCTTAGAGATGTCCTTGAATGCTTTCGGCAGGAAGTACTCCAGGCCGCGCTGGAATTCTCCTGTCCCCTTGAACAAACCCCGGCCCATCATAGGCAAACCTTTGGCAGCACCCATCGCAATGTTCACCCACGGGCCACCTAAGCCAGCGGCGAGGCTACCGAGTGCTGACTCTGCGGTGTCAGTTTTCAGGTCAACGAAGTAAACCGTTCCCATTGACATCCTTGAGGACAGCTCTACATCTAAGAACGCTGCCGGGAGACCGGACGCTAGTGCGTGGCCCAGCTTCTTCCCAAGGAGATCTGTTGCCCCTTCTCTCATCCACCTGTCGTACGTCTCTCCTGAGACAACTGTCTGCAAACTGTTGATGTCATCGTCATCACCGAAGGCGTACAAGGCAGCGCCGATCGCCCACTTCATTGGTTGCAGGGCCACCCCGATCATGCCACCGACAGCGATGTGTGTACCCGTCATGTAGGCGATTGTCTTGGCAGCCACCATGCGATCGACCGTGCCCCCATTAACCATGGCAGCCGTGTTACCAATCAACGTCGCGTACATATGCTGCGGCCATTGCAGGAACTGGAAGACCAACGGCGATACTTTACCCAGGGGTCCGTTCGGCTGGAACAGCAGTGGCTTGTTCCCAGCAGAGTAATCAAAGTGGGTTATCGATGTCGATTCCTTAGCGAACTCCACACCAGCTGCGTGGGCATCGTCGTGGTTGAGACCTTTCCCTACCTGGTCCTGGTACATGAGATCGTAAGCAGCGATGGCCGAGAGTATACGATTGTTCACCTCAGTGAGGTGGCCCATGACTCGGGTGGCATCGATTGTCTTCTGGAATTTACCAGTGTCCCGGCCCTCAGATATGTCACGCAGCTCAGCAATCCACGACAGATCAATGATGCTTACATTACGCAGCTGTTCAATCATGTCGTTGTAAGCAGAGGCCCGGTCACCAGCTCGTTTGGTAATGATTTCCTTCACCTGGTCCACAACATTGAACGCTTTCTCGGCAGCCTCCTTGGAGGTCAATGCTTTTATCCCGCCCATTGATTCCTTCGTGGCTGTTAGGAGAGGACTGATGATTAGCTGCTGAGCATTCTTGAGAACTGCCAGCGCAGGACCCCATCCATACCGGGCGGCCATCCAAGGGAGAGTTACAACATACGGTTGCGTAGCATTGATCATCCAGTACGAAGGACCGAACAACATCATCAGCTGTCCGACTTCAGTACCACGACGGATAAGTTTCGACGGCTCGGATAGATCGTTCAGGAATGAGTCACGTTTCTGCAGATGATTCCTCACCTGGCCCAGCCGTACAGCCGTGGTTCCATCTGGCCCAGAGGTGTCCTTGTACTGTTTCGTGTAGTCAATGATGTCCTGCATCCCGTCCGCCATCTCTCTACCGTACTTAAGCTGCGATCGATAGTACGCAGACTTCTTCACGTAGTTAGTAAAGTTTCGATGCTGCGACTCATAGTCCACACCGCGACGATTCTTTCGTTTGATCTCGTGCTTCCTGAATGAACTGTCAGAGAGATTCTGCAGCCACCAGTTCTTGATCGCGGATTGCGCTTTGGCATTCCCGTCGAGGCTATCCAGGATTTGACGGAGCGCAGAGCCAGAGCTAACTGTATCGTCCGGTTTGAACTTATGCTTTACCTGAACAGATGATGTGGCGGTCTCTCCATACAGCCCAACCATTTCTAGCCTTGTCGCATCAGCTTCGGTACGTGTCTCAAACGTCCTGAAATCTTTTTCAGTTATGACCGCCGTGTGTTCGTTTTCACCTGTGGTTCTCACCTTCGCATCAAGTGTCGGGTCTTCAGCCCGCCGCTGGGCAGCGTATGCATTCGCGTCTTTCCTATCGGCGAACCGCTTGGCCTCTGTCTCTTTCTCAGAGTACACAAGATATTCTCCGTAGCGCATCATCGGGAAGTAGGGACCACGACGTTGGGTTGGTATAGATGCGATCGTAACCAGGGCGGTTACCTGTTCGGGAGCCAGGTCAGGAAACTCTTTACGTATACCTTCCTGGGTATCAAGTTTCAACTCAGCAACTGACTCCTGCGTATACTTCGCATCGAATACATCACGGTCCATGACCGAGTAATCCCCACGGGAGACTACACCACGGAGAGCATTGATCATGATGAGCGAAGTCTCATCAGCAATGGCGTTAGCGTAGTACTTCTGCACCTGCTTCCACAAACTCTGCCAGCCTGACGACATAGCGTTAAAACGTCTAGCCAACTCAGCGTGCTTGGCGTGTTGTTCCTTCGATGTGATGTGTTCGTTTTTCTCGTGGTCCAGTGGGAGATTCGGGTGCATCATATAGAGTGACGCTTCAGTAGCCACCTTTGAAAACTCAAGGGCATTGGCTACGCCACCTCTCTCAGTTAGTCCTGTCCACACAGTAGACAGTAGCTCACCGACATGCATGAGCTTCGAGTTCTCAGAGTCGCGGCGTTCCCATGCTTCCTTGTACCTGTCCAGTGGGTTTTTACCCTCGGCATCATTAAAGAACCGTCTGAACTCGTAGTGGATCTGACGCATCGACATGAGGTGCAGCGGCGCACGGAGGCGCAGCTTCTTAGCCTTGTCCCACCCCGACTGCATTGCCTGCATAGAATTACCGATGTCACCGATGACACTCTGAGCGATGGGTTTCAGAGCAGAGTCCATGACATCCAGGTTCGCTTGCATCGTACCTTTGCCAGTGAGGTCACGGACCTCGCCCGTGAATAGCATGTCGGTTGTTTGCATGATCGCTTCGAGTGCGTTCGTAGCGCGTACGTCATTAGCTGGCAGGCCCAGTAGCTGCCTAACAAAATTCAACATCTTCTGCCAGAAGGTCTGTGCTTCACCCTGTATCTTCGTACGTTTCAGGAACTGCTGGAACTGAGGGTTCGAAAATGCTTCGGTCACAAACTCATCTACCGCTAAAGCATTCAACCCATAGGGTACGTCTCTCCCCTGTTCTGCTGGGTTAGTAGCCCACTGCTCCAGTGCTTGCCTCTTAAGCTGCCTCATCATTGTTCGCACTGCCAGGTTTCTATCCATGGCACCGTTCACCGCCATGTGTGTCGCCTCATGCATGAGGGTATGCAGCAGCCTGGCTTGAGGCTCACGTCTGTGTAGTGTCTTACTGAGACCTCGTTTATTAAGCAGGATATACCGCAGCTGTCCATTGGCATTGGCCGGATCTTCTTCCCACTTTGAGAGGCCCATTGTGTGCGGGTCTTCGATCTGGCTCCGCCAGTCCCATGACACAAGAACGTCATCGAGATTCAGGGCACGGATACGATTCGCCAGGGTGTGGTACATATGTGACTCTGGAATACCAGCAACGATCATGTCCAGAAGCTCATTCATCTTGATCGGGTTGGTTATATCGTCCAGCTTATTAGTGAGCATCGCTGCTGTCTGACGGAACTGGCCGATGCTTGGCCCCGGATCAGTAGCCTGCATGAACGACTCCGTCTCGGCACGGACCTGTTCTCGGGCAGCGTTGGCGACAGCTTCGTTCTTCCGCCAGGCTTTAGGCAGGGGCTGAGTCTTCACTGACGCAAGCAATAGTTTCCGAGCTTCGTCCTTACGTATCTCCTTCGCCGCAAGACGAGGGCCAACGATACGATGAGTGCGGGGTGTACCAAACATGATACGTCCCATCTTGGGACTGGGGGTGTCACGCCACATGCGTAGCTCTTTGAACACACGGATCAGGCGCTCCTCGGCACGTATCATGCCAGGGATAGTTGTCTTCGGGTTCGAGATAAACGTTCGGAACTCCTCGATGATTCGATTGGCTTGGGCGTGTCGGGTGAACGTCGCCAGCTCAGACCTGGTGTCTGCTGCCTTCATCGCGTCTTCACGAGCATCTTCGGCAGCCTGGGGGTCGTAGGTCTGACGAGCAACGTCGTCCCAGATACCACCCCACCTGGTGTCTTCTGCACTACCAAACCGTTTCTTGAATTTACTTTCCAACGCGAAGTTTGAAGGAGAGTAGTCGTACTTCCCTTCCTCGTTGTAAGGGATGATCAACTCCCCTCCGGTGCCGTCTTTCTTTCTGGGGGTAAATTCAAGCCCAGCGGTTTTGAAGAAATTACGGATCGGTGTATACATCTCCTTTCGAAGTCGAGGGATATCCCATCCCTTCATTACCCACTGCACCTGCTGCAGTTCTTCCTCGGTCGGTTGGTAGCTCGGCCAGCCATCACTGGCTGTAGAGTTAGCAAACTTATGCACGAGGGGGGCAACGATATTATTGTAGTAGCTGTTCGTCTTCCAAAAATGCTCCATCCGATTTGCCTGTGCGATTGCAGCTAGCAACCGAGCAGTAGCTTCAGCGTTTTTCTTTTCACGCTGGGCCGGATTAGCGAGGGTCGATTTCGTGGCATCAGAGAACCCCTCTATGTTACGGACTTGTGTCTGTGACTCTGCCCGTAGCAACCTACCTAATACCCGAGCGAAGTCTTTCGCTGGCAGGCCGATTGCTTTCTTTAGAAATTGATCGACCTTATCCATCTGCTCGTTTACATCTTTGTTCGAGTTCTTAGATCGAACCAGCGATGTGGCGAACTCAGCAATGACACGGAAGTACGCCTTGCCGTGGATCATGTCGCGTGCTGCGTCAGTAAGGCTACCGTCATCTCGCTCATTGATCAGGTCAGCAAACTTACCGGAGTTCATCTTACTCATGTGCTTGGCAGCACGACGGATCGTTTTATCTAGGTTAGCGCGTAGCCTCTTAGATAATGCAATACGTTTCAGACGATCGGGCGTTGACTCATCTTGCTTGAAGACCTCATGCCCAAGAACCGTAACATCGAACGCCCCACTACGACGGAGGACCCCCGGATCTACCTCTGCTTTCATCTGGCGTTGTTTAATACTTGCAGATATTTCCGGCGACTTAGTCCAACCGCCGTGCCGCCCGGAAACAATCAACGCCTTGACCCGGCGGATCAATTTACGTTGGGCAGCCTTAGTAGAGTAGCCTTGCGAGAGCCGATCAATAGTCAGCCCTTCCTCTATGCCCTTCGTGTTTATATTTTTGATCTTGTTATTCTTATAGACGATCGACCACTTTGATTTCTTGCCTTCGTCTGTGAGCCAGGCACGGGTAGCCTTAACAGTACCCCGCCGCTTACCAACACTCGTGTTTTCCTTTAGATCTCTCGCAGTCGCTTCCTTAATTTCTTCTTTTGTCATCCCTTCCTTTACGTATTTCGTTAGGTCTTTCTCCCCTTGCCGTACCACGTAATCAACCCAAGGACCTTTCATGCCTTCCGGTGGCGATCCTTTCTTAACGCTCTCTATTACCCAAAGCTCTTGCTTGGTCTTCATCACGGGGACACTGATCGCCAGCAGCTCGGCACCTTCGGGAATATTTTCCAGAGTTTTCGGACCGCCTTCGTACTCCAACTGTAGTGCGATCCAACGACCAGCCATCCAGGTGGCAGCCTGCTTGAAAACTCTCGCAAGCTCTGCACCGGTAAGCACATCTATTTTTGAGTCAGTTAGATTCCCCAGCATTTGCGTGTTAGGAATCGCTGCCGCTGCCGGTGTATCCTCACGTTCTTTCGTAGCTGGAGTACCACGGGCTGCGCCTTCAACAGTTTCAGGTGACAGCTCCCGAGCAGCCTCAATAATGTTTGCTGCTTTCCTACGTATAGGCTTGGCCTTCGCACGGATCTTACCCAGCTCATGGAGCAGGGCAGTCCGACGACTGCGTGCTTTGTCTCCAGCTTTGGAGAGACGCTTCGTAACCTGGCCGGTGCCACCCTTCAAATGTTTGGGGCGCACACCACGGGGCCAGTCTTCCCGAGCAAGTTCTTCCTGCTTGATAGTAATCTCTTGGTCCACCAGTTCGGTAAACGCTTTGTCGTAATTCTTTCCAGCGGTCGGGCTTTGGAATTCCAGAACCTCGGGCGGGTAGAACCCACCGATACGCTGTCGCTCACCTGACTGACGAGTGGCCTCGCCGACCAGTCGGGCAGCGGCTCGGGTAGGAGTCTGGGCACCGGCTGTTCGGGTACGGGTATCCTCGTCAAGGAATCTGGTAGCGACATCGAACTCTTGCTCAGTGTCGGCCCGCTCCTCCGCAAGCTGCCGTTGCAATTCTTGCTCAGCAACCACGGCCTGAGCCTGTGCATCTTCGTGTTGTACGCGCTCGGCCCGGCGCATCTGCACGGCGTCGGCGGTCCTGATCATAATGTCAAAGTTGGGATACTTCTGCTCCCACTGAGCTTCAATAAGGAGAGCCTCCTCCTCGTCGGCGACGACTCGTTCCTGAACAATGTTCCCAGCTTCGTCACGGCGTTGTACAACCGTGGTTGCAAACGCGGAGCCTACCCGTGACATGGGTTTCCCAACACCATCTCCAGTAGCAAGGCCAATGATCCGCTCCACATCACCACCGGTATTCCGATCTTCAGTGAACCCCACCGCTGCCTGTCTGTCCTTTGCTAACAGTACACCGCCCGCCCCATCGAAATTGGTGAGGGCTACACCGCTATCCAAAAACGCTTCGAGGTCACCAGACCTCTGAAGATGTTCAATGCTCGCAGAGGATAAGAACACGGCGTCCTTGCCGCTCTCCGGGCGTTGCATCTCCAGGATCTGGGCCTCGATGTCCCTCAGAGGTTCCGCAGTGGTGTCGCCAGCTGCTACCGGGTCGAACAGGTCACCTTGTCGGGGATCTTGGGCACCACTAGGCTGGGTGCCGAACAGTTTGTCCTGGGCACCGCCAAGTGGACCCAGGTCAGGACTGTAGTCCGTTGGGTCAGGTCCAGGCTGCTGACCAGGGGGGATAGGGGCGCGTGGAAATCCACGTTCCCTACGTGTGAGTGGAAGGTCCATCTGGCCCAGCGGCTGGTCTACTGGAACCAGGGCCGCACTAAGGTCAGTGGGTTCAGCCTCCGGGAAGTCTTCAGTGGGGTCCGGGGCTTGTTCAGGGGCCTGCCCAGCCGGTTGCTGTGGCCTGGCCCCCATCACGCCCGTGAAGACACCGCCGGTCAAGCCACCGATGATGCCGCCCTCGATCATGGCCTCTGCTACGCCCTCGCTGAGCTGCCTGTCGGCGTCGAAGACCTGGGCGGCAACGTTCTGCATGAACTGTTCAACACCCGACTGAGGGGATTCCTGTGCGGCCTCAACAGCTGTGCCACGACCGAACCGGCCAGCCAGTTTCGCTCCCTTTCCGACGATGATTGGCTCCAGCCATTTACCAGCGGTGGCAGCGATAGACCCTACAAGTATGCCGCCGATCAGCGGTGCCGCACCTTGGGCAGCGGTAATCAATTGGCTACGTGCATCATCTTCGCTAAGCCCTCCGCTTATAAACTCTTGGTAAACCGGGGACTCATTCAGTAACTCCTGATGGGTCATGCCCTCAATCTCTTGGGCCAGGCCAGCGGCAATGCCGCCCATAGAGAGCGCACCTTCTGATGCACCGAGGTAGGCCATAGCACCAGGTGTCATACCGGCTTTGAATAACCTGACAGCTGGCAGCATCGTGATTATCGTGGCTGGTAATGCCTGCGCCATTTTAAGCAGGACTGCTTTGGTGACACCACCGACCCCCTGAGTCCATACAGATCTCTCCGGGTCCAGGGTGGTCCACTCACGAGTGATCAGATCTTCTGACTCCTGTGACATAGAGCCTACGATCTGCTGGGCGTATTCACCTGTTGCACGACGAGCAGCAGACAGTGGGTCCACCGCCTGGCCGATGATGTACTGGCCGAAGGTACCTTCTTCCCCTGCTGCCTGTCGCGCTGCATATTCTATTCCGCCAAGGGCAAGCTCACCTGTCTGCACTACACCGGAGAAGAGGTCACGAGCGATGTCGCCTGCGAAACTAGGCTCATCTTTAGGCTGTGGGTTGAGGCGTGCCCGGCCACGAAAAACTTCCCCGAAACTCTTAGTCCCGAACGTGTCGGGTGGCGGGTCGGCACCGGCACCGGGATCGGCACCGGGACTGAACACCTCACGAAAGGATTTTGCTTTCAGACGGGGGGAAGGTGGAGTGTCGTTGTTTGGATCAACCGGATCGTACGTTAATGGCTCCCCAAATGTCTCTTTGAAGGAGGGCATTAGCGTATCCCAATTGAATCAAGCATCTCATCAAGTTGTTCAGGGTCAGCTTTGTACTGACTTACTACCAGTTGGTAGATTTCAGGGTAGATCAGACCGGGGTCGTTCTGTTTAATCTGACCCATTATACTCAGCAACTTGACCTGGTCATCATATTCAATACCAGAGATTGAAAGTTCTTCACGAATTCGTTTCGTGGCCTCTGCGACATCCTCAATACCATCGAGTGAATTCGCAGCGGCTTGTATCGCGGCTGACGCTCGACCAAGGGCAGCTGTACCCATTTTCTCCTGGTACCGCCCCATTTGATCAGCCCTCTGCTGCTCAATCTTCTGCCCTTTATCGCGGAAGGTATTGTCGTCACGATCCTTCGTCCACATACGGAACGAGGCAGGGTTACCAAAGTTATCGATCATCATGCCGAGCTTCTGAGCATCCATAAATTGTGGCTGACCGACGGGTTCACCTGTCTCATCATTCATACCCATACCCAGAAGAATAGGCTGGCCCGTGTTCGGGTCTTGGTGGACTCCAATTTTTACATCAGAACCATTGGGGAAATGCTGGAACGCCATACGTAGGGCACCGGCAGCGGCGGGAGCATTACCTACTTCGAGATGCATCTGTCCCTGCTTCAGGTAGTTAAGGAATTCCTTCTGCTGCGTATTCGATACCTGGTCATGCGCGTCTTCATAGCCGACACCCATACCAACAAGATCAGCAACTGTGGCATAGCGGTACGCAGTCCAATCCTTAACTGTCATAGAGGGGAAGTCACCTGACTTAAAGTCAACCTTCGAGAAATCAATCTCGCCCGGCGGCTTGTTAGCAGCTTCCGCTTCAGCGGCCATACGCTCGGCGTCACCCTTTGCGTCCTGCCCGACTTTTTCATCCTCGCTGACCGGTGGTACAGACGATGGGAGTTCAGGAGGTATAGCAGTGTCGGGGGCGTTCATGCCTGATCCGATGTCACCGGCCACGCCACCTGTTATTTTATTACCGAAGTCTTCCAGGAACCCTTTGCCACGGACAGCGAGATCGTCAACAGTACGACGCCACCCATCGTTCGGTGACTCTGGAATTCCATATCGTTCACGGTACTCATCAGTGCCAGTGCCGTATGACTCTACAGCAGTCTCAGCAGCGCCATAGGCAAGGGCACCGACGCCGAAACGAGCGCCATGACGCAGGCCCCTTCCTATTGCCGAAGTAGGTATGCGAGCTGCTCGTGAGTTCAGAAAGCCCCGGCCCTTCGATACATTTCCGCGCACGCCACCACGAGCTTCGAGATTCTGTTGAGGGCTTAAAGCCTGGCTCGGCCTCGGAGCGTTCTTGGCCTTTTCATACTGGTTGAGTCGTTCTGCTGCTGAGAGTGTTCTCTCTGATGCGACCACGCCACCGCCAGCCATCTGCAGTATCCCACCGTCAGCCATCTGCGGGACGACACTATTAAGAGGGGCGTCACGTTGAGCGCCAACAGTAAACACCCCTGGGCGATGCTCCTCATGCTGCACTGGTTGCCCGCCATCATCTACCGCTCCACCGTCAGCGTAGCTGTTCACGCTGGGTGAAGTTGAGGGGATAGCTCGACCACCATTCGCGTACTGCGGGATCTCGGCTTGTTCAAACTCTTCCGTGGCATAACGTTCGGCAAGCATCTCATCTTCTTGCCCCTGCATCTGCGCTTCTTTGGACTTTGCCGCAGTCTGGGCCATCTGATATCGAGTGCCTAACTTATACTCCTCCGCATACTGCGTCGAATTAGCTTCGCCTGGTGCATCAGGGCTAATTTTATTTGCCGACCGCTCCTTGATCCAGTCCAGAGTCCGTTTGACTGGCCCTCGCATGTCTGTGTCGTAGTTCTCAAACTCCAGCGGAGGCATCCCGCTACGGCCTCTGTCTCGCTGCTGAGTGCGGCGGCGAGACTCCAAAGAATCCGACTCGTTCTTAATCTTTATATCAGCAGATTTAATCCGCTGCCGGGCACGCTTAGCTTTCAGTGTGCCTTCACGACCCCGTGAGAAGCTACCGGCTATGTCATATTTTGCTGCGTCGTAAGCCATTACGCTGCTGCCCTTTGCTGCTCGGCGGGTACATGGTATTTCTCAAGGAGCTTGTTGAAGAACTCCTCGCCTTTCATTCGGACCACGTCGGCGGGTATGACGAACTCACCATCGGAGAGCTGAGCAGGTATAGCGTCATCAATACCAGAGCCGTCACCGATACCAGTTGCCACCTTGCCGGGGCCTTCTACAGGAAGCGCCGACGGAATTGCTCCGCCATCAGCAACACCAGGTGATGCAGCACCAGCTATACCAACACCCGCATTGATCATCCCCATCGTCTGATCAGACCCAGCTTGCCAGCTCGCCATCTGATTTGCGAACCCCTGGCTGGTGATGTTGGCGGACTGGTTGTAGCCCTGCATCGCGCCGCCGAAGTACTGAGCGGCACCGGCATTGGCTGCGGTACCAGCATTAGTGACAGAGGTTGATCCGCCGACCGCGCTGTTACCCGCCTGCAATGCGGTACCGTATGCACCAGCAATCTGCGAAGGCATACCGCGACCGATGTTAATCGCTTCGGCGCGGAGTGATCGGCCAATAGCTTCAGTGTTGGAGCGAGAAGAACTTGCGGCTGCAGCTTGGGCGGCGGCCTGTTTCGTACGCACGTCTACATCGAGAGCGGCGTTACGAGTCTGGGAAGGATCAACACCGTAGCTCTCCAAACGCTGGAGTGCATTGCGGCGGGACGCATCGAATGTCGTGCTGACATCGGCGATAGCTTTACCCTGCTCCCGGAGGATACGCTCGGGGGAGGCAAAGTCTTGGAATTCATTGATCAGGTTTTCTTCGAGGGGTTGGAATAGTTTCTCGTACCGGGAGCGATCCATCTTCGCTGCTCGGGCATTCTCTTCCATCATAGGCAACTGAATATCGAGGACCCTGTTCAAGGTCTCCCGGTTCATTGCATCCTGGTCTTTCGCCCACTGGACTTGCTCCATGGCGACTTCCTGCTGGATGCGAGCGACTTCTTCACTCGCGCCAGCCATGGCGCTCATGTCAGGGGCTGGTGGCGGTCCGCTGCAACACATTGTCCTCGTCCTCTACTGCATCTAAATCTTTTAGATAGTAGGTGGCGACGGGCTTGTAACCTTTCTTAGCAAGAAAGTTTCCGATGTCCGGGCCACCACATGGGGCTTTGCTGGTCATGCCAACGTGTGAACATCCGAGTTGCTTCAAGCAGTGTTCGGCGTACCCTAAAAGCGAAGGAGCTATCTCTCGCCCTCTCTGGGATTTCGTTATAAAGAAAGCATCCTCTCTAGCTGAGAAGATACTTTTGGTATGCATGTCTCGGAAAATATAGTACTGGAGATACCCAACTAGCTTCCCAAAAATGCGTGCGGTGAAAACAACAAACTGGCCTTCCTTTTCCGAGAGTATGTAGCGCCCCCAGTCAGGATCAAATTCTTCGGCGAGATAAAGTGTCTCGGTCTCTTCGTAATGTTCACGATGGAGGTCGGTGAGAATTGGATCGCTCTGCATGTCTTCCAGCTTTTCAAGGCCAATGACAGCAGTGCCGACTTCCAGTGTTTCAAATGCATAGTATTTCATGCTGTATCTCGCATCGCGTTTAACGCTCGTCTCTGTGCGTCCAAGTCAATTCGTAAGGTTATAAGTTCTGCTGCTTGTTCCGAAGTAAATGCATGTGGATCGTATTGCTGTTCATGTTCAAGTTTACCAATTTCTCGTCGCAGATCGTTAATGTTCTGCTGAAGTAATGCTGCCATCCCAGCTACGAGTGGTGCAGCTACGAGCGTAATCTTCTGGTCAATCCCAGCCGCCATCGCTCCACTTATCGATGACACGAGAGCTGGCTTTACAAGAAACCAGGCAGCGATAGCGAGAGGAAAGAGAGCAGCGAAAGTAGACATCGTACTGACGATATGCCGCCGCCTCTCTTCTTTCGTGAACTTCATCTGCTTGGCCCAAGTAAAAGTCTACACCATATTACACTGGCTGTTCGCCCTGGGCAATGCGGGCTACCACATCATCCAAGAAGCCCGCCGCACGGTTGTTCCAGCCCGCTGCGAACACAGCCTGGCTACGGTTTTTAGTCACCAATCGACCATACAGCTTGATCCTGCTGGACAGCACAGCCGTGAATAGGCGCAAGGGATCGACGGCATTGATCGCTGCCAGGGAGATAGGGCCGATCACTCCGTCCTTCTTCACACCTGCTGCAAGCTGAATCCACTTGGCTGCTTGCTTCACTCCATGGTTAACCCCGCAATCTATGACAAGCTCGCAGAGGTGGTGGTTATGGATCTCGATGAACCGAGGCTTGGTGATATACATCAGTTCGTAAAAGGCACGGGCCTCCTCTTCGAGGATCTCTTTCATGTCGGCTTCACTGATAGGGAGTCCAGTAAACGCACGCCATTTCTTTTGTGTGATGCCCCACTTGGTAGGGCCACCTCGATCGGCAGGGCGGTTCGTATACTTACTGCCACCCTCTCGTTCCAAAATACCAGTGATGATCTGTTCTATCATAGCCACTCCTAGCTTATAAAGTTTGTAATGTGTCGTCCGATTCCGCCACCGCCACCGCCGGAGCCGACGATAAGACCGGCGGAGTTGTTCGAGAGAACAGTGACCAGGGGTGTTGGATTCATAATGCCATTCTCGATATCGAAGATGTTGTTGTTCGACCCCACGATACTGACTGAGTACGGGGAGCCGGTGTCCTCCAGGCTGATGACGTACCCGTTGATGAACTCCAGTGTGCGGGCGAACGTCTCACCGGCTACCGTGACCTCACCGTTGTGCAGGTAAGCATCCTGCATCCAGATATGCTCCTGACTGGCTAGGTCTGTCATGACCAGCCGACGGAACGCATCACTGTCCAGCTCCCACAACGTACCCGAAACAAAGTTCAGGTCCGCTTGTGGAATACTAATGACCTTTGAAGCGGGATCGATGGTTAGCGCCATTTTGATCTTCCGGTGAGGTCGAGCCACCATTGACTCGAACATTCAGCTCCCTGATTCGTTGCTGCCTGAACTGGGTGAACTCCGCTTGGAGCGTTGCGTACATCCCGGTCAGCCGCCTGAGTTGTTCGTGCGTCATATCCAACTGCTGGCGCACGACAGCCAGGGCTGTCTGTACACCCTTGACCGTGGCCTTCTCGCCAATAGACATCGCGGCCTTGTCCAGGTCCTTCATTGCACCGCGAAGCTCGTCCAGGGTTTTCAGATCCTGGTCGTCCACATGGTCGGGTTCCTTACCAGTTGTTGCGCCTATGCTCATAATTATTCATCCGATTGTAATGCTACAAGAAGATCAGTTCCGCCGCTAGCATCAAGGATGCTGATGGCGGTCTGCTGGAATAAGGGGCTGGCCGTACTCTTACGCGCCCACCCTTTAAGTGATTGTGCTGCGGGCCACGATCTCGATGACGTAATCTCACCATTAACATCGGTCAGTCCACTGAGTGGCATGTACGAGAATACTGGAGTTCCGAGGGCAGTAGCTGCCGCTCCTGAATCAACAGCGTACTCTAGTTCTGACGCCCCAGTGACTGTGACCTGTGCCGTCCGGTTGTAGTGCTGACTCGTTGACTCACGAACCACAATGTAGTCGTCGTCCTGCAGACCATGAGGATCGTCGGATGTAAGGGTCGCAGTACCAGCCACCTGAACGAGCGTTGCTATCCCTGCCTCGAACGGGAAGCCGGTGCCACCACCGTCGTCCGCTGTTTCAATGAACACCCTGGCATTCTCGATCTTGGTGCCGTCGGCTTCTTCGATCGTAATCTTGGTAGCCACCGGGTTGCCAACGAGGACGACGGTTGCGCCCGCTGTCTTAAATGTGGGTGCGCTGCCTGAATAATTTATAGTAACTGTGCCAGGTCCTGCATGGGTAACATCAATGGCTGCATCGTCGGTGGTGTCTGCCCCGTAACCGGTGAACGTAAGGTTGGTGAATGTATATGTGCCGAGTGAATCTATTTCAAGCGCATGGCCCGCACCCGCCTGAATAAAATCAGTGTCGTGTAGATCAGTCGTCGTACCAAACGTCGGGTCTTGCAGGCAGGCTATACTAATAAGAGCGTTGGTGAGGATCGTAGAGTTCTGAATCTCCGCTGTACCCTGTATCAACAACATGCACTCAATCGAAGCACCGTCGATATCGCAGACTGATGTGAATTCAACGTCGCGGAAGTTTCGTAGTTGGCCTGTGAAGATGAACGAACCAGAGGTTCCGGTCACTTCGTAGTCTGGGCGTGTATCGTTGGCGTCTACACCATTCCTTGTGCCAGCACCAATCAGCGTAGCGCCGTCTGCCATGATGGAACTGGCGTTACCGATGTCGAAAAGCACACCGAACAGCCCGCGACTGTGGTACCCATCTGGGAACGTAACGATGGAGCCTACATCAAGAAACTCTGTGGCAGTTCCAGCGGAACCGATAGTCATTACGCCACGGAGGACTGCGCTGTTGCCACTCCCGATGGCAGCGCCCCACCGCTTGTCGGGGTCGTTTTGATCGGCAATAACGAAACTGATGTAGTCGCCAGGGTCATTCGCCCCGTCACCACTCAGCAGAGTCAGACCAGTACCGTAGTCGATAGCATCAAAGGCGACGTTCTCCGACTTCGAGTTACCGGCGATCATCTGAGCGCCGAATGCATACCAAGTCACATCAGCCTGATCAAACGTGCCGCCAACATCAGCGGTGTCAGCCCACGCATCAATCGTCGGGTCGATGCAGGTAATTAGATAGCCACCCTGCGGAGGGTACTGACTATAGACTGGCAATGCTGCACCCGAGCCAGCCATGTTGTAGCTGTGATAGAGATCGGTATCGGCTGTCCCCATAGCAAACTCAACCCCGAAGGTTGCATTGAGATCAGAGAAGTCAGTGACGTACCCTTTCAGATACATCAGGCGGTTTGCAGTAGCGGTGAAATCGACGGTCGCCCCGTTGTGATCTACCCCGCGACGAGTCACTGAGGACTGTGACTGTCTGCCTACGACACCAGTATTCGCAGCAGCGCCCGACGAAATCTGATAGGCATTCGCCCCTTCAGATGAAGGGGCACCACCTGTTGATGGCTGGAAGTTACCCCAACCCGTATTGGTGTCAGAGTCGGCCAGCCTGGTCCCGTTAAAGGTTACCGCTAGTATCGTCATATTAAGCGTCAGGGATAGTACTGACCGATGCAACTCCTCCGGTTGAGGTCATATCACCTGTAGCCTCCGCTGTCTTGATCGGTGTCGATCCGTTCCTCACTCGGAGGAAGTGTGTTCTCGGTGAGTCAAACACGTAGGTGAATTCCTCTTCTGTTAGTCCGGTCACCAGGTCGAGGTAGGTTATGAACACGTTGAATGGGTGAGTTGCCGGGCCGTTGCCTGGCAGTGTGTCAGTGGCGAAGTCGGCTGACGGAATCGTAAATATGTCAGTACCGAAATCAATAGCCGTGTACCGGTGCAAACTGTACAGCCCGGTATCGCGCTCGATCCTGATGCCGCCCTTACTAAAGGCATCGGGGGGAGTATCAGATGGGATCGCGGCCACTTCAACAGCGGTTTGTGTTCCCGAAGTTAACGAGCCAACTGATGCCAACTGCGTGAAGTCGATGTCACCACCGTTGTCGTTGGTGCAGAGGACGTAGTCACCAGAGGCAAACCCAGAGGTCACGAACGTCACGTTGTTCGGCGGCGAGACAGGATCGTTATTCAAGTCGAAGTAAGTATCAGCTACCCCCGCATCGCCTTGTTCAATCCCAAGACCGTAGGCACCGATCAGGGCCGAGCCAGTTGATACACCAGCGAACGGTGTCGATATGGCCCGCTCATCTGGATTAGCATTCAGGTCATATTGATCCGTATGGTCGGCGGCGTCATACAGCAGCGTGTTGTCCAATGTCGCTACGCCCTTCGTCACCTGTACGTAGAAAAAACCAGTTGCGCCCTGGTCATCGAGGGCCAGTACCTTGCACTCGCCAGCGGAGTTCTGGATCTCATTTCCTGACGGTGTAACGTCAGTGGTTGCAGTGGCACCAGACGGTTCGGAGATCATAGCTTCGCCGGTTGTAACTGAGCCGACTTCGATATCAACGATCAGCGTGTCGTTGCCGACATCAATACCGAGGATACGACCTCGCCAGTTATCGGAGCCAGATTCTCGAATTGTCTCTCCGACAACAAACGCTCCGGTGACTGTGCCATGCTGAACGAGGGTTCCATAAACATGCTTGTCGTTGGTGGCCGTTGATGGCGCACCGATTTCAGCGCCGTAAGGCATTGAATGAGTCGGCCCGCGATGCAGCTCACCTGATTCACCTTGGAGTGTTTCAGCGGTGGCGTCAGCCGACGCCATCTTCAGGTACTCATAGAAGGTGTTGATGTCGTTCGCACCACGAGTCCACTCTGAGTAGTACTCTTCGGGTACCGTGTCACCGGAGATATCGATCAGACGTAAGCCTTCCTGATTGGTGATGTCGGCCAGGGCATCGATCGCTGCCCATGAAGTTGTGTTGTTCAAGTCACCGGAGTCGGACAGCGCAAATACGTTGTTGCCCTGTGACGTACCGTTGATCTTGAACTCGCTGTACGTGTTGCCGTAACGACGCGACGTGCCGATCAATCGTCTTCGATCGATGTCTACGCCAAGGTCACGGGTCTTGATCATGAAACGGTGAGAGATACCTTGCCCGGCGTCAGAGTTCAGGGGGACGCAAATGTGATGAACGTCAGACGAGTCCCATGAATTGTCTGCCCCACCGTACAGCTCAGAGACCGTAACCGAGGTAGAGTCATTGTCTGTGATGATCCCGCGTGATCCATCAGTGACGTTAAGAATTGTGTACCCGATGAATTCATCAAGCGTGGCACCTAATGTAGAGTCGGTCATTACAGTGTCGCTATCGCCACCATCCATACTCCCGGCTTCGTGGCCGTAGTTCCAGAAGTCATCAGCGATGATGTCTCCATCCTGAAGTACCTGGAGATGGGCAGTGGCATTGCCGAAGTTGACGATGCCATCCCAGCGTTCTTCGGTGACGCCGGAACCCTGGATGATCGTGCCATCGTATAGATGCTCGATCTCAACCGCCGAGATGGTGAACCCGTTGATCAACTGAACGATGTTGTCGGTCGATCGTGTGGACGGGTTGATGTCGATGATGTCCAACTCGATGTTGTCGGTGTCACCGCCGCCTGCATCGTAGTTCGCATTGTCAGCGAAGTCTTGAACCCATCTGTGAAATTGGATGACTGTCGCGTAGGACGGGGAGCCGCCACTGTCTGTGTGGTCATCACCAATATATGCGATGACCTTTGTTGCTCGGTCAATGCTCCAGTCTGCGTCTACCATTGACATGTCGAATTACTCCTAGTCATCTTGCTCAAGACCCGTAAGGGTGAAACTTAAATCTGAGGTACCGCCCCACACTCGGACGACATCGCCATCACCGAGTATAATGCCAATCGTGGAGCCTGTCGCGCCCCCATCAATCGTGACATTATAGGCAACATAATGTTCGTCTGCAATCGCATCACCATTGGGGGACAGGGCTATCCGAAGCTGTGTCTGCAGGATACCCCGGTTGACCACGATGATGCGCCCCGTGGTGTGCTTCAACGCCGGGGTTGTATACATATCAGTCAGCACAGCAGCTGATGGGGCTGATTGTCCGAGAACACCATAAACAGCAGCCATCACTATTCTCCCAGGAAGTATCTGAGGGACTCGCTCAACTCACTATGGATGGCGAGGTCAGCGGCGTTGGCGGCGATAGCGGCAGCGTTAATGATGATGTCGTTGGCGTTGATGGTGATGGCTGCAGCGTTGTTGCCGATCTGTGTATTCTGGCTACCCTGTGACGAGTTCAGGCCGGTGATCGAACCCATCGAATGTGCGTCTGGATCATTCCGACCAGACAAATCATTATGGGTACCGGAACCATCTGCACCGCCAACAGTGTTGTTAAGTTGGTTCCCCTCGACAGTAATGAATCCTAAGTCGATCAGCTCCTGTACCCGTACGAAGCTGTCAAGGTAGTTACCTGTTCGGCGCTCATGGATTTCAATCGCTTCTCGTATCAACTTCAGAGAGTTGGTATGAGACGGAAGATCGGCCCCCGGTTCTGGTTGACTAGGGTAAGCGCGATTAGCTTCGAATTTAATAGTAACAGCCATTACACTTCCGCGAGACCTTTCGCTGTCTCTGCTATCTGTATCGAGTAGACGGTGGTATTACCGATCAGTTCAAATTGCCAGAGGTCAGATTTGAAACCTGTCGGGAGACGTATGATATCTTCAGTGACGACAATTGTATCCAAAATAATCTTATCTTGAGCGCGGACGATCAGGCGAACAGTTGAGTTCTGAAAGATCATAAACTGTATTGGGTATAACAGATCACCACCCAGGGGTGCAATGATCTCAGGTTCTGTCCAGGTGGACACAAGCCCTGCTGCCTGGGCAGGGAACCCACAGAGGACATGCCCCGCCAATGTATTTAGCCCCGCCTGGCTATCGTCAATGGAAAGGATCTGACTGGTAGGAACCACAGCGAACAGCAGTTCGTTATAAGACCCGTAATAACTCAGGATGTCTTGCCCGACATCGTCAGAGGCGGTGTCAAAACTAATCCGAGCTGCGCCGAAGTTCAGTGGCTTCTTGAGGTGGTACTTCTTAGACTTCCATCGCCAGAAGAGACGCTCGACATCATTCGGGTCCCAGTCCCATACACGGTCCTGCATGAGAAGAAGGACGTTACCTGTGTACGGATCGGTCTCGACTCCATTGACACCCGAGAACCGATCCAGCTCAATAAACTTGATGGTGGGTTCAGTCGGGTTGAAAACAAATCCGAAGCTCGGGCTGTTGAATGCGATGTACTCCAGGCCGAGCTGGGCAGCGAAGATATCTGATGGGTTGTATCTAGCCCACTCCTCTTTGGTCAGGATGTCTTGCGTAATGTTTTTCACGCCAGAGGAATTCACCAAGGTCAGGCCATTGATCGATGGGTAGTATGCACCCCACACAGTAGCGACCATCCCCTGTCGTGACAGGCACGGTTCGACGGCGTCCATCTTCTGCATGGTGAACGCTCGTGGGGATACGCCCTGGCCCATGTACGGTTGCGAAGACGTGCCAATAACTATCGTCGCACCCCAGACGACCAGGCCGACAATCTCAAACTCAGTTGAGAGTTCGTACTGGGCAGGCCAAGCGTGGGGGCGGTACGCCTCAGAGAATACTAGCCGTCTTCCATCCCAGCCGACCAGGTAGCCGTTAGGCATTAACGCAAAGCCTTCCATACCGGTTATCGGTTCGGCCCATGTCTGCGACTCCAGTATGTTATTCAGCGCCACATCAAAGTCAGAGGCGCTATCGCTATACGCACTATCGCCAACATCAATTTCTGCGACGAAGAAGAATAGCGACGAGCTGTTGCCCGGCACAGTGCGATAAATCTTTTTCTTTGTAATGGTGCGGTTGGCTGCATCAGGTACTGATGTCTGCAGACCAGTAAGCTCCCACGTCCCCTCGTCTCCTTGAGCAAGAGTCGGAGGAGAAGGCTGGCCTTCCTCGCCGTATTCACTGACGAACGTATAGACATAGGCTCGGGTTTGATCAAGATAAATAACGCCCGGAGGAGTTACTGTTGGAGCAACCGTAGGGATAGGCACCCCAAGGAAATAAGCAGGCTCGCCGTCGAAGATCCGCTCCCGCGTGTTGTACATCGGTCGGCCATTATCGCCAGCCCAGTAGTACCTGTCGAATTGATCGTTGACAATCGGCGACCGAATAACAGACACGTCTTGTGTGTCGAATGCCAGCCACTCGTCGGCGTACTCCCCGCCCGGATCTACCACGCGGTAGGCGCTACGGACGGTGAAGTATTCAGAAGTCAGGTCAGCAATCTCACGAGGCGCACGGTACCCTCGAAGCTCACCTTGCAGGAGCTTAGTGTTGCGGGCAGTAGTAGCCGCCATAGCTGGCAGCAGACGATCCGATGCTCGCGGTATAAGTCCTGAGAATTTTTCAAGTCGTACGCCAGCCATTACGGTATCTCCGTGACGTTACCGACAGCCATTCTATGCCAGACGCCAGCGGCGGCTCCAAGTGGATCAGAGCCGATAAGCCAGGTAGTGCCATTGTCGAAGCTGTGAAGTATTTGCCTGTTGGTGATCTGGGCACAAGATACGACATGCCCATTACCTAATTGGACGAGTCCCCTCTGAGATCCTTCCGTCGATCGTATAGTCCAGGTTTGACCACCATCATCACTGCTTAGAATCGAGGTACTGGTTGTCGCAATAAAGCGACCACTAGAAAGTATTATAAAATGAGCGCCATTTGTCTTGTTCATATTACCGCCGACGGTTTCTAAATCAGAAACGAGATCGGTCCAGTTCGCTCCGAGATCAGTAGAAACCCACACTTCTTCATCGCTATCTATAAGAACAAACCGGTTTCGAGCAACGTCGAATTGGACAATTATCGAGCCGCTGCCACTGTCCCCAGCATCACCCGTAGCTAATGTCCAGTTGATGCCGTCGGGAGAATACATAGCGTCTAGTAAAGCACCCTCGCCCACCGCAACAAGGTTCCCATTTCCATCGTCTGCAATATCATAGACCCTAAATTGGGGAGTTGTACGAAGAGTCCAGTCAATGCCGTCAGGACTAGTTGCAATATTCTGAGTGCCAGTATTATCCGCACCAGCAATAAATAACTCAAGAGAAGCAGACCAGATAACTGTTCTGTATACCGCGAGGACATCAGGGCTGGTTCGCACGGTCCAGGTTTGACCAGCGTCATCAGAGGTATTTATGATGCCGACGGTCCCCACCAGAACAAACCGTCCCTGGGTCCCCAACGTCGGGCAGAATTCTACATCACGGATAGCTGCGTTTTGTGCAGCGGGGAGCTGGTCAAAGGTGGCCGCGTCGGCGGAAAAAGCAACGTTCGTACTACCACCGGTATCTTCCACCATTATAACTTCTTGCTTGAATCGTACAACAGGGACTGTAGCCTCAGCTGCGCCCTTCCACCAAATATTAGTGCCAAACTCAGCAGGGATAGGCTGGAAGACCCAACTAATAGCGTCACTGGATTTCATGAGCATAGTGTCTGGAGTATTGATCTGCTGACTCAGAATAAATACTACGCCGAACTTGTTGCTGTAAATCGGCCTCGACCAGCGGCCTTGTCCGACTTCGACATTATCTACTCCGATCCAGGATAAGCCATTGTCATCGCTATAGGATGCCCAAGTCGCCGGGACCACACTAGTGTTGGTGGTGGCGACAAATCTCCCCAACTCAGTCATGTATGCGGCGGGGACGGTGTCCGAGTTGTCGCCCAGTGATCCATCAACCTCTGTAAAGGTAATCCCATCATTGCTGTAGACGATCGGACCGGCAATCGAACTAGATTGGGATGATCCCCCGAAGAGTATTGTGCCATTAGCAAAACTTGCGCCTCCATAAAAAGTGAGTCCCCACCCCAGGTCCACCTGATCAGGAATATCTACCCACGTTTTACCATCGGCGGAGTAAGCAAAACTCTTCCAGTGCATCGCGTATATACCTGGCTTGGAAAAAGGAGCAGGTACATCGACAAGCGAAGCAAATCCTTTACCGGAACTTTGAGTGCAAATGCCAGAGGTATCGAACTCGGTCCAGGTAAGACCATCCTCACTCCATTGAACGGCCAGCGACTGTGAGGCATTAGAATTATTCGAACAGCAAATAAATAACTGGAATTGATCAGACCAAATGATATCTGTATGCTGGAACCCGGAGATATGCCCACCTTCTGTAAAAACGTCTGGCTGCTCAAACCATGTGTACCCGCCGTCATCGCTATAGACTATCGATTTGAGGGAACCACAGGCGACCATTCTATCGAGGGGTTTTGAATACGCAACGGCATCAAAATCATGATCGAAGCCGAAGAATGCAAGCCGCTCGAAATTTACACCATCCTTGGTGATCATCCCATTCCCGTCCCACCCGACAAACATCATCCCATTAACACGCGAACCGCCTTCAACGATATCGGTTCCAAGTTGGGCGGTGTAGTTATGGACTATCGTTGTGCCCGCAGGCCAGTCACGATCGGCGGTGAATTCTTTCCCTCGTTCGACTATCAGGAGGCCGCTGGCACGGGCAGTGCAATAGACGATCTCGATCTCAGTTTCATCTGGCGTGAGTAAGATGCACGCAAAGATCTCGTCGTAGGTGGCCTCTGCGTTAGGGAACAGGTGTGACTGGTTTGGCTGAATATTTAGCGTAGTTGCGCCCGCAGCCAGATCACTTGAAAGAGTAGATCGTGCAAAATTAGTAAACTGAAATTCTCGTAGTTCAGCCATTAGAGATCTCTGAGATACGCGAACATCGCCGCCGTCATCTGGTGGACAACAGCAGCACCCACGGGGAAGGAGAGCGCAACTGTGCCCTCTCGTGCCCGTACAATATTCAGCACGTCACCACTACGTTCAACACAGTTGACGATCTCAATTTCACCTGTGGTGGTGTTCTTCAAAGTAATGACAAACTCTTCGGCATACTGAACAGGGTCAGGGAATCGGTCCCCTGTTGCAGCGGCAAGAGTAATCGTCAACGCTATTGTATTAAGCTCGATCGCTAGCGTTGAAGACGCATTGTTTGCAAAGAGAAAGTCAGGCATCACACCACCTTCATAATGTAGTAGATCGCTCGGAAGGGTGGGATAGTTTCTACAGTCCCAAGCCCATGAGTGTGGTCCCCAGCTTCTCCTTGGTTAGCGTGCTTGTGACTGTTACCGCTACCAGTGTCTTCGAGGATCTGGTCACCTCCAATGCCACCCACATTATCCGAATATCCATCGGTAACATTAGCGGTGAAGAACCCGGCAACGCTGTGAGAAGTGGCTTGCTGAAGCCCCACCGCAGTAATGCCACCACCATGACCAGTTGAGTTCCCATAGACTCGATGATGATGAGCAGGCATCTCATCTTCTTCAAGAACAGTAGCTTCGGTGTCACCTGGATGTTCATGATCACCATTTTCATCGGTCGTGCCCGAAGCAGTTGCCGACCCGCCGTCGTCACCTAATGTATATGAACCACCCGCACCACGAACAAATAGATCCGTAAGATCCGGCGTTCCGTTATTACCATCGCAGAGTTCCCATTCATCAGGACGACTTCCTAGCCCTGCGTTCCATAAGATAATTGAGCCGATCGGCATCAGCTGCATAATACCGTCGGACTGAGTCAGGATTGGTGACCCGCCAGCGGTGGCTCTTGAGCCATCAGTGGGTACAGAAATTTCATTCGAAGCGTCATCCTCAGTACCTCGCATAGGCACGAGACTTTGTCCGGTCTCGAAAATAGATGAGCCGCCAATCCGAGCGGCGCTAATACTGTTACCGCCCATGGCGAGGTTACCCTCCATGGTATCCCCGTCACGCTGAATAAACTGCTCCATCGTTACTGCGGTGTTACTCAGTTCAACCCGCGTAGCTCCGAGAGTCCATGCAATTCCGATAGTGCCTTCTTGGGCACGGACGACAGTAAGTAAGTCACTGGTCCGTTCTGTGCAAGAGCATATCTCTATATCGCCAGTAGCATTAACGAGACGGAGCTTGAAGAATTCGCTTGCACCAGGATTCGGAAACAGCGCACCGAACCCAGCTTCAACCTGGATCACGGTTTCTATATTGTCAATGCTCGCTGCTAAAAGAGAGCTGGCATTGTTCGAAAAGACTTGATCACCCACGAAGTACCTCCCGGACGCCAACTAAAAGTTCGTCCTCTCGCGTCTGGTTAACGCTAGTAGTTACAGAAAATGTTACGGTGTAGTCCTCACCATCGGCTCCACCACTGATGTAGTACGCTATCCTATTGCCGTCAGGATCAATGACGATGTTCGTCACTGCCAGAGGCGGACTGGTTGCATTATCGATCGACGTTGCAACAGAAGTTATAACCTCTCCTTCCTCAAGCCATCGATCATAGTCAATCAGACGACGCAGGTTCTCACCTGGCTGCTGAACGATCCGTCCTTTAATTGTGTAGGCACCTATTCGCATATCGAACTCCGAATCGTTGGCTCGCAGCAATCGTTTGGCTCATCTGGAGTCGCACAAATCGCCTGTGTAGTGACGGTTAGTCTACCACTCAGGAGAAGTTCGGGAAGAATAATGACATCCCCGCCCTCCAGCTCAGCCAAAGCGGTGTTTCCAGACAGAAGATAGCTGTTAATTTCACCAGTCAGAGGGATTGTCGTGACTTGCCAGTACCCGCCAGGCGGGAAAGTACCGTACACAAACTGGTCAAGCCCCTCAGATACCAGCGGTGCGCCAAGGATATTATCCTCATCATAGTATGCAATGAGTGGGGAGTACGCGATGTCACCTGTGTCTTGATAGATGACCACATGCGAGATAGCCCGCGTGTCAAATAACTGCAGGAAAGGAGCCGGTTCACCCCCGGCGATATTATCCACATAGGTCCGATTTGTCATCGGGTCACTGACACGAATGATGTCACCATCGGGGAGAGAGTCTGCGTACACCTGTGAGAAATCAGGGACAAATGCAGGTGCCATCAATGCGATTACAATCTCGTGTGCAAGCCAATCAAACACTCCATCTTGTATTGATCCAAGCGCACTGGGGTAAAGTTGAGCGCCCATTATCCACCACGGGCCGCCTGCCCGAGCCGACGAACTCCCCATTCAGATGGGAAGCTCCAGTTCTGAGCGCCGACATATCCTTGCTTCGCTTGACCCATGTACTTGCCAATCCAGTGGTTAAAAGATTTGCGTTTGAACTGGGCCATCTGCAGCGAGGTATAAGGCTTGCTTGGGTGCATATACATACGAGCCAGGAACCCGTCCAGGATCGCATCATAGTATTTAATCTCTGCGACACGCGGCAGATGCTCGACTGTAGTTTTCGGGGTCAGAGCGACATGGAAGGTCAGAGCATCATCCTCATCCGACTGCAGATCGGGGAATAGCTCGATCGCATCAGGAGCTGGGGCAGCGTAATAGAAACTCGGACGGTCACTGGTCGCAGCGGCGGTGCCACTGGAGGTCGTATTGACTCGGGCCGGGCGTACTGGAACAGGTGTTATAGGGTTACCCTTGAGGCTCACGCCGATCACTCCGACGACATTGGCGTACTCATCCCATGGCGAGAGCCAATATTGCTTGCGGCCAGCCTTGGCGTCCTGGTCCTCGATCAGACCCTGCCAGGCGTACGACCGTTCGAAGAACTCACGAGCAGCAAGGACGAGTTCTCGTGCTGCCACGGAGCGGATAGAGCCAGGGAGGTATGAGAGTGAATCTCGTAACCAGGTGTCGAGCGTGACATCACACTCGCAGCCAGAGCCTTCGATGAAAACACTATCAACCATGACTATATCCCCAGTACGGTTTGACGAAACTGACCTAGTAATAGTCCAGCTCGCCCGTCCATGGTGAATTCATCGTCGGTGACTTCAGACGATCCGGTGACGTAAAAGACTAATGGAGTGAAGAACTGCCCCTCAAAGAGAGTCTCCTCAGTCCATAAGACCTGTTCATCGGTGGGGTCCCCTTCGGCGATGACCTCCGGGATATTCAAACTGTTTTTGTCGAACACAGAACTAAAAGCGTCAGGGCGGATGCGCCCCAACTCTTCTATGCCACGGTTGAGCTGATTGACTAGGAAGGAGTCCGTAAACCGTAGACCGGTTTCAGCATTCGTATCCTGTAGCAACTCACGCGCATCAGTGATGATCTTCTGGTAGCTCGCCACGGGGCACTCCTAAGAAACCCCCCAGAGGGTATAAAAATATTATACCCCCTGGAGGATCAGGGATTAGCCCTTAGCAACAACAGCGCGACCCATCGCAACGCCATTCACGACTTTATAGCCGTAAATCTGCAGACCACGCAAGAGGTTGGAGAACGATCGTTCTGAACGAATCGTTTCCATCTTGGTGAACTGACTGGCGAAGGTCAGAGCGGCATTGGTGCCGAACAGAAGCGGCCACTCATCTGCATAACCACCCAGCGGGAGCAGGAGGTTGGACAGATAGATAGTGAACCGATCGATCATGCCCAGACGACCGTTACGCAGAATCGAGGTGCCGTCGCCGGAAAGCGAAGCATCCTTCAATTCGGATCGTTTGATCCTGGCAGCGAGCCAGGCGGGTATGATCAGCCACCGTCCCGATTCCGGGATGTTCTGCTCATCGAGTACTTGACCCATGTCGGTGATGAAGTCGATGATGGCTCGGTCGTTCGAGTTATCGTTACCGATACCCGTACCTTGCGAGGCAGCATTGACATACACCGGACCACCGTAATCACCAAGATTGATGTCGCCGGATATGGCACCGGAGTTATCGCTCTTGTTCAGGTCGCTGATGTCGGTATCGGTCACCGAAGATAGCGCCCCAAGTACGTCGGTATCGACTGCGATTTTCATCTGCTCCGAAGCGTCTTCCGCCCAGGTGGACAGGAGATCGATATCGGACTGGATTTCCATCACGTCATCGAGTGCGAGGTTGAAGTACTTACCCTTGTCGATCAACAGGGAAGTCGGAGTACTGGAGGGACGTTGGACGGTTAAATCCTGGTTCACCTCGTAATCCGAAATCGTGATCGTCGGGCGGGTTCGTATGTTGACCAGATCGCCTTGGTTGCGAATCTCACCTTCGTAGTCAGTGTTCGCAATGGCACCCAGAACGGTGGCCGCGTAGAATTTCTCTACGAGCTTGCCGCTCCAGATTTCTGGAATGAAGTTACCGGTATAAGCCGGTGATTGCGTAGGGCCTCTAAAGGCCGTAGTGGCAACAGGATAGGACATGACAATTTACACTCCATAAGAGTCGAAAATTATGCTTGTACCCGGCCTTCACTCTGCCCACGGATGAGGTCTGCCTCAAGAGCTTTCAGCTCGTCGGGAGCTGACTTACCCTTTTTGGTGTACTCATTTATTTGAGCATATAGTTGAGAGATCATAGGCTGGGTCCAAACCCGTTTTTCGGCATCATTGGGAGCGCCACTATCAATACCAGACTTAGGAGTGCCTGGTGCTACCAATCCTTCGAGACTCTGTGGTTCCGGCAGAGGAGTTACCTCTGCTGGAGCAGGGATCGTAGGCTGGGGGGTTACAGCAGCGTTTTCGTTCTTGAAGCCCTGAAATAACGCTACGACGCGAGGGCCGTCGTGACGTGCGAACGCCTGCGTAAGGAGCTGTCCTCGTTGTGCCCCGGTATACGGGTCCACTTCCTCAAGCCACTGCAGGAACAAGGGGTCCTTGTTCTGCACTTCCCAGTCGGGAACATCGGCGGTGAGAAGATCGAAGAGTCCTATTTCCTCCACTCTCGTAGCCTGAGCTTGCACATTTTCTGCAATAGACTCGACCTTTGAGAGTCGCTGATCCAGCGAATGTGAGCCTGCCTCGACCTTCGGCGCAACCGCTTCTAAAGCAGTGCGCTTGATAAAGTCATGGAGGTCGGCTCCGAACGCCGTAATTTCATCGTCTTGAACCAGGCGTTGGGGGGGTGTTGCAGGTGCCCCAACATCTCCTTCGGGATCAGCGGTACGCTGATTCAGCGATGCGAGAATCGTCTGCGTATTCGTCAGCTGTTGACGTATATCAGACAATTGTCCGTCTTGCTCTTGAACCTGCCGGGTAAGACGCGGCACTTCCGCGTTGTACTTCCCTTGCAGGACATTGTATTTGTGTTCCCACGGCTTGTCTTCAGCCGGGGGAGTAGGTTCAGGGGTGGGTTCCGCAAGCAGGTTAGGCTCAACTGGCTCAACCGGCGCGACTGGCTCAACCGGCGCGACTGGCGCATCGCCCTCAGCAAAGGGCACGACCGGCTCAACCGGCTTGTTCAGTTCATCGATTATGCGGTTTGCTTCATCGACTTGTTTTTGCACGGCTTGTGGGAGCGCACTTGCTTCGTGACTAGCGGGCTGATTCATTGTCTTGGTACCTCACGTTCTTTAGCTCTAAGTTTAAGGACTGTTTCTGGAGATTCATCGTATGCCACTCTGATTTGATGTAGAGCTTTAGCGGCCCCCTGCGCTCTATGCAGGATGACTCCTTCAGCTTCTATACAAGTCCTAGTCTCCTTGGCTTGAATCTCCGCAATCCACATTAACAAGTCGCCAAAATCCGGGTTACCCCGGAGGTTCGTAAAAGCCTGAGCTGCGCGATGCGTCAGCTTCAAGGTAGTAAGCCGAGCATTCGCAACCGCTCGTTGTCGTCATCGAACCCGCCTTCGGGTTCCTGAACTTTGACACCGGCTTTCGACATATCTCTCGAAGCACCGGTCTCCGACATGATTCGGCGATCAGGGGGAGCAGATCCGCCAGGGACACTTACACTCCCAAAGCCAGCTGCGCCAGAAAGCCGAAGCTCTCCTACGCACTTGCCTTTGGAGTAGGTCAGGCCCTTCACGATTACTGCCCCGGTCCGCTCTGGTCTTTACCGCTGCCGCCAGCTTTATGCCGACCGCCACCGAAACCAGAAGGAACACCGCTTGAACGATCTGTTGCCAGATCACTGTTGCCCTTGGTGTCACCAAGGAACTCGCTCTGCTTCGAGAACGCCGCGTGAGGTTCGCCGGTTCCACCGCTCGGGTGCGTGCGATCCGTTTCGAGATCACGGTTACCTTTGGTATCGCCAAGGAACTCACTTTGCTTCCCATATGGGGAATGGCCTTCGCCACCACCACCGTTTCCGCTTACATCCATGACCATTTCTCCTGGTAACATATGCTGTAAAGTCTGTTGAATCTTACCACTTTCGCTAATAAATGCTACTTCTTCTTCTTTTTCTTCTTAGCCCCTGGGGTTTGTGGTCCCCCCGGTGGGTTCTTCGTCGTGATCCGTACTGGTTTCTTACCCTTCTCTGGCTTCTTCATAACACGGCCTCCATCAGCCATACCCATTTCTTCCAACGCTTTTGCCGAGCGGCCTTTCCATCTGGACATCAGTCCTTCGCCGCCTTCCTTTGGTTTCGTCCCCTGGCCTTTCTCATCCTTCGGGGGTTGTTTGGTTTGCTTACCAGCACGCCCGCCATCTTTCATCAGCTGGGGACCTTGATTTGCATACTTGTGTGTTCGGGGTTTCATGACTAGCCTCCGGCTCTCATTCCTGGGCGACCTGTCGCCTGGTTCGTGAATTGTCCTTCAACTCCTGTGTCTTGTCGGACTTGTTCTGGTCCAGCACGAGCCTGAGCAGGGGCCGGAGTTTGTGCAGCACTAGGCTGACCTTTACCCGCTGCCTCAGTTTGAGCTTGCTGTTGCTCGGCCTGAGCCATCTGAGCCATCCGGTCTTGCAGTTCCATTTCGTCTGGAAGAATTTTTTCATGATCTAACCCCAGATTTCCGGCGACACTTCGAAGAACTTGTGATCTGCCTTCCGGTCCGATAATACCCATGTCGATCGGGTTCGCTGTCAGCTGCAGGAATTCAAGCTGTCGCATACGATCCTGTTCTCGTTTCACGGCGTGCTTGGTACCCTTCACCTGGATCTGTTCATCGCCGCGTAACACACCCGGCTGCGTGATCATAATCATATTGAACAGACCGTGCAAAATCGGATGTATAACATCGCGGTCAATTTGTGCGGCGACATTCTGTAGCGTCTTGGCAGCATTAGACATGAGCATTGCGAGACCAGATGCCGTGCGGCCCGCGCCACCGACCTTCTCACTACCTGTCATGTATCGAGGCAGAGAAGAGATCTCGTCAGCCATCACCGCCCACTTCTCATAGACGCCGAGCAACTCAGTCGCATTTGATTTGGGTTGGAAGAAATCAATCGGCCTGGTAGAAGCACTGGAAACCATCGGGTCATACGAGACATGCCATCGTTTCCACGGATACAGGCTGTCGTCCTCGCCAGGCTGCAGGACTTCATCGTTGATGATTACCTGCGGACCAGATGCAATAGAGAGGTTATTCACCAGGGATCTGACAGCTGCGTTACAAATCTGCTGTACATCCTCCAGCAAGTCTGGTAGGGCATACCCGATCAATGCGCCAGGGATCTTTTCAAAGCAGCTGATGAAGTAGGGGGGTCGTTCGTCAGGCTGGGGTGTGATCTGGACCTTAATAACAAAGCGGTCGATCATCCATGCAGTGACGTGGTACTCGACAAGCGGATCGGGAATATCTTGCTCTGACATTCCCCATTCGCGTAAGAGGGTACCCGAAACGGAACCGGTGTATTCTGCGGTATCGATAAGAGTGGTTGCTGTACGTGCCCATCGTTCTCGGTCTTCCAGCTCAGCCCGTTCTGTGTCGATTGTATCCCACCACTCGTGGAGACCGGAGTTGTAAAACTGAGCCAGGACGAGATCAATTTGTTCATCATTGTAGCCAGCCACTCCCTTCAAGGATTGTAGTTCAGCACGGGATACCCGAATCCGTTCGATAAACTCTGCGTGCTTCACCTCGCCTGCACCGGGTGACCAATACAGATCAAACGGAGACACACGTTGCCAAAACATCTTCGGGGTGTATTCGGTTTCCGCTGTGCCATTTACCCACTTGACTTGTGTAGCGTTGCGGACGACCGGTCCTTTCATAACAGCGTAAGGGAAGATCGGAAGGTCGATCAGGAACTCGGCGAACGCATCATAGAAGCCTCCCTCTATGAGCATGTCATCCATCATCGCTTGAGCTTTATCTGCTTCCAGCTCCGCCTGTTTCTTTGCAGCGCGGACGGCGCTTTTACGGAGAGTGCCGACTCGATCTGCGATTGCTGTGTCGTCAATCTCTTCACCTGTCGCAACTAATACCGCAACTTCGGTGGCGACCAGATTCTGAATTTGTTCATTGATGTCGTACGGAACTTCGGGGTCAGGGGTGGCGTCTACAGACCAAGGTCGCTCACTACCGAGAAAGACATCACGGAGTAGGGCAGTCGCAGCTCGACATTTGGTTGCGGTGATACGTGCATAAACTTCACTGCCCCCGAACTTTTTAATTTCGGTCAGCTTAGCCGTGTTGTACATCCCTTTATAAGTACGCAGAGCAGAAAGCAATCGTTCGCTAATTCCTTCAGCGTTGCGGAAGTTCCGCATGTCGGTCATGCGTGCCCTGATATGCTGGGCAAGCATTCCCATCGGACGATCCTCAACTCGATTTTGCGCCTCTCGTTCAGCAGACTTTTCCTGCTCAACTAGCTGTTGGTTCGAGACGATTCGAATGAGACCGCCGCCAGGGACGACCGGAACTGGGATGCCACTAGAGATAGCCATAGCCCCCATTTTGCGAGTATGCTATAGGGGTTGTCAACTGGCGAAAGAATATGAATGAAATAGCAACCATTAAGCCCCTGGGTATCCACAATCTGAGCGCGACCATATGCGCTGAATTAGCCGCTGGGCTTGCCGATGCGGAGGGCATCAGAGAAAAGTACGAGATCTCCCAGGACCAGTGGGAAACCCTCAAAATCAGTCGGGTCTTCCGCAACATGCTAAAGGAGGCGCTAAGAGACTGGCACGGGGACCTAAACTCGGGGAAGCGAATCACAAAGAAAGCCGAACTTATCCTCGAAGATTCCATTCACATTTTATACGAGATTGCTCATGACATCGAGAAACCATCGCAGCAACGCATCGACAGTATTAAGCAGATGGCGGTCCTGGCTGGTCGTAACCAGCGGGATGCAGCAAACGCAGGACTTGGAGCAAACGCAGCTACCATCAACATTCACATCGATACCGGAGAGAAAGAGATTCGCACGGTGGCAATCGAAGCTACTGCGTTACCGGAAGCAGCTTAGTTCCAGGCGGCGGAGGTCATCGCAGGCTTCTTGTTCTTCCGTGGCCGCTGACGAGCAATCATATTCCCGATGTAATTGCCATTCACGGCAAGGCACATGTACTGAAGGCAATCAGCAAGATCAGACCAAGGGTGAGTCTTCTCGGGACGGTCCTCTAACATACCTGTAGTTTTACGGCGGTAGCGATACCAAAACTTTAACGCCTGAATCAACAGAGGACAGTTCTCGCTGTGGATGAGCAGCATCGGTCCTCCATCAACCTGGTGCAGAAAGAGTTGTTCAACAGCTCGCAGTCGTGGCTCCACATCGTTGGTCGGCGCTGCGTAAATCTTAAACCCTAATCGCTTGAGTGCATCGAACGGAGACTCCTCCGTAATCTGACCTTTGAATTTTCCCGACGGATCACCGATCATGAATGATTCTTTACCGGCGTAATTTTCAAACATCATTGGTCGGAGTTTGGCTGTGCAGAACTGCTCGATACCCATGTCTTCAGATGTACACTCGTGAAAAATGCAGAGTCGGCCACGGTTGTCGATCTGACCCATCAGGGAAGCAGGGGTTCGCCCAAAGTCCTGCCCAATCATAATTGGCATACCGGGGATCGGCTCCAGGTCCTTGACCACATGAAAGCCGGGGCGGAAGCTGGACCGAAAGACAGCTTGACCAGAGAGGCTCTTGCCGTACTTGGCGTGAACATGGATATCGACCCAGTCAGCGTTGTTATTGTCGGCCAGGTTCTGGTAATAATTCTTCGGTAGGTTATCGACGTTCTCCGCGAATTCGGTTAGTCCGCCGGGCTGCTTGAACAGCACCCAGTTAGGAGGTAGGTCCACTTCCATCTTGGTGTACCAAACTGAGTCTTCGTCAGGGGGATTTGACTCAGCGATGATGCCGAACCAGGTAGGCTCAGCGATTGCCTTCGATGGGAAACGACCGAGGCGGCCTGACAGTGCATCGATGAGGCTGGGTTCGATCTCACGAAACTCTGACACCCATGCACCAGTCAAGTTGAGAGACAGGAGGCGCTGTTGATCAGCCTTTGTATCGAGCGGGATCAGCATCCAGTCAGACTCGACTCGGGTGCCGTCTTTTAGATCCAGGCGAACTTGTACAGTTGCGTCAGTAACTCGATAGCTGCACACCGATGACAGCCACAGCTGGATATCCGCGAGGCAGGTTTGTCGTAGCTGTTGCAAAGTATTTCGAACGATCGCAAAGCGAGTTCGGCGTACACCTTCTCCGTCTGGTTCTTGCAGTCGCGCCCGGCGCAGTAGTTCCATGAAGCATCCAGCTGACTTGCCCGACCCCACCGGCCCCATGATGAGACGAGTGAAGTGGTCATCGAGCATGAACTTCCCAACAGTTGGGGGAGTTCGGAAATTAACCAATGCGCTCATTTATAATGCTCCATGATCCACGGCGCGACCCTGCGTGAAAATTCATCCCATGGGTCGTTGGCACCCTGGAAGAAAACAATCTTAGTGTCGTCAGGTAACGTATACCGGCGACGTTTTAGATCCGACCTGAAAGCATACACGCCGTCACCTTTAGGTGTCCACCGCTTCTCAAGTGCCCCGAGACGGTAGCTCATCCACGCCTGGTCAGATCCGTGGAGGCCAGCTTTCCTCGTCAGTGTGGGCGAAATACTCGGATTGAAATCAGTCCAGACCACTTCGCGAGCGCCTGCGTCCATCATCCACATCGAGCCATTATATGGCGTGTCCCGTAACACTGACCCCCAAATAACGAAGTCATCTTCCCTGTCCAGCAGGGGGGTTATATCGTCAACAATGACGACATCGAGATCCATCGAAACAAAACGCGGGCCAATTACATTCTCCATCTCGGAGGAAAATGCTCTAAGTCTTCGGTAGCACGCTGGAGAAAAACCACCATGAGGAGAAGCAACATCAGCATAGTCATCCCACAGCGGAACAATACGGACACGAGGATCAATACGATCTGCCATATTCGTAATGCATACAACCTCGTGTTCCATGTGCAGGTGGCGCTCCACCATGTTGCGAAAGATGTTGACGTGTTCATACGTGAACGTCGTTCGGTATTTTCGCATTGGAGGCCATAACCAACATACTACTCTAATCATTTTCTCACCCATATTATTTCAAAGGTCCGCTCATCTGACTCGAAGATGTGGAAGGCTCGGAAGTGTTTCTTGAACTGCTGGTTCCACCATTTTTTATTGTGGACAAGCAGATGCCACTCAGTACCGTCAGGGAGCTTCTTTGTAGACAGCTTAGTGGAGAGCGCGATGTAGACGACCTTACCAGTCAGGCTCTTTATATGCGCTAGGATATCGTGGAGCCGCTCAGGTTCGACATGTTCTAAGACATGATTGCAGACAACCAGATCGAACTTGTGATTAAAGTTAGGGCAGTCCAGGTGGGGAATGACGGGGTCATAGTCCGTCACAGGCAGGGACGACCAACGAGACAAAGCCTGAGTTACGCCGCACCCGTAATCGAGGACTGACTTCGCCTCGATCTTCTTCGCAATCGCTTCGACCTTCTCCTGCCATTTATGAGGTCGATCTTTGAAGGGACGGTCGGCGTAGTACTCGACGTACCGCGCCTTGTGTTCCGGGGAAATAAGATACCCCTCCTCTACTGCATCAATCATAATGATTGTCCTCCAGAATATAAATCACATCTTCTTCCCAGCGTTCCACGGCCTGGTACCCAAAAGTTTCCAGGTACTTACCGAGTGCCTTTTCAGGCATTCTGAATCGACGTTTCTGTAAGCCGTTTTCCTCGACAACAATCAGTGCCGGTCGGTCGTTGTGTATGAGGATGTGGCCGCCCAATAAAATCTTAAGCTCGTACCCTTCAACATCGAGGAACAGCGCATCCACAGGAGTAGGGAAATTGTAGTCGTCAAGACGAAACTGCTTCGCACTCTGCGTGCCTATCCTGGGGTTAATAAAAGATGCGCCCGTATTTTTATTGGACTTATCCTCAAGCATTACTTCACCTACTTCCTCACCGAGGCAGCCCAGCGTAATCGTAATGTTGTCGATCTTTTCAGTGTTCTTGACGAGGCACTCCCAGTTACTTGGCATTGGCTCCCACGCGAACACATGCTCAAAAAGTTTCGCAAGAGTGACAGGCCAGACTCCTTGGTGCGCTCCTGCCTGGAGGACTGTGCGGCGGCGCTCAGGAGGTAGATATTTCATAGCAGCGTCAATAACCCCCGAGCGACGGATGTACGTTCCGAGACCTTTCATCACATCGTGGTGGTACCAGCCGTGACTGAGTTTCATAGTATGCGCTCCCAGGGAAATCGAATGGGGTTTAAGGCGATCCGCCAGTGGCGGCGTTTTGCTAACAGGTGAGGGTGATTCAAACTCCAGTACTTCGAATGCTTACGCTCGAACTCTCGCGTGTTTGCATCTGGAATGTCGTCCTCGTTATATACAATAAGATATGGCAGTTCGAGTTTGATGTGCGTTCCTACATGAGAAAGCGCGACTTTGAAAACACTGTCGGAGCCGTAGTATCCAGAGAAGTCTTCGTCGTACCCGCCGCTCGTCAAAAACATCTCCCTCGTCAGGAGCCAGGAATTGGGGTGCCGTTTATAAGGCACACGTAGATGGCCGAACTGACGCCGCCCAAGAGTGTAGTACATGCCTTCATCTGGCTCGATGGCTAACAGCCTCGCCAGGTTCTCGTTCGACAGCACATGATCGATGTCCGTCATCAAACACCAGCCGTCATCAGCTACGTGCATGGCGAGATTATGAGCGCCGTTCTGATTCCAGGGGATATTTTTATGCACCCGGTATAGTTCAAAGTCCAGGCCGGGGACGGAGCAGTAATATTTTTCAGCGGCGTCGTTAGGGCTACTGTCATCGACCATGATGATCTTGACTTTAGCTTTAAGCTCGCGGTCCCACTCAGCCCAAACGGACTGCTGTTCATAGAACATGCCGGGGTTGTCGTAGTACGGATAGATGAGCTGAATATTATCCATACAGCACATACTCCAGAAATCTCACCACCTGCGGTCGCTGCTGGCGGGCTTTATAGAAGGTAACCACGCCGCGTAAAAACCTTCTTTCGTGGTCATCACCCCCTTTATAATTCCGAACGGCCTCGACCAGGCGCTCAGCTTCGGGCACACCTTTGAAGGCAGCGATCACATCCATCTCCCGACGTGGCCGAGGTCAACTGCCTGGATGCCCATGGCAGCGATGTCCGGGACGAGTGCAGTTGCTGTCGGCCCCAGGCAGAGGAGGACGACCTCCGGTTGAGGCTGCAACTTTCGAATCTGGTTGAGGATATTATCTTTGTCTTTCCACGCATTATTGGGGCGCGACTTAATCTTATCGAGTTGTTTTGTACCCCGCACTTTAGCGGGGACCAGTGAAGCTGTCTCTCCACCCCAGACCAGGCAAACATGCTTCCCTTCCCAAAGCTGCTTCAGCTTGGCCCAGTACTCCGGGGTATCGATCCAGGGGGCACTATCAGCCCGAGTAATAAACGCAGATCCGTACGGACGCTTCCGGCTGAGCCACCCTTCGTAGTGGGCCATGAAACCCATCCACTTCTCGTACTTCGGGCTGAGCTTATCAGGGCGTGGAATACCGACAAGGATCTCAGGGTTCTGGTTAAGGATGATCTTCTGGAACGCACCGCGTAAATGTTTGTGGCACGGCTGGCAGTCGATGTCGTGGCCTCGCAGGATCTTAAGTTCGCCGTCACCGAAGCGGGCGATGCTGGCTCCGGCTAATACAAGATCAAGTGTCTGGACCTCACCATAGACTTCGACATCTTTTAATGGGAACACAGTAAGCAGCAGCCCGCCGATGCTCCCTACATCTATTGCCTGAATGCCACGCCTAACAAGACGAGGAACAAGACAAGTAGCAGTAGGACCGGCGGATAAAATTGCGATCTCAGGATCAGAAGCCACAACTCGATCTTCGAGTACATCAATGGAGGCGTGCGCTTCATCATGCGGACAGCGTACAAGAGTAAGTTTTTTAGCATAGTCATGGATCACCTTATGAATTTTTACTTTGCTGTCTTCTGCAACGAGTGTAACCCTTTTATTAAACCACAGTGATCGAAAGCACTCGACAAACGTGCGATTCATTATCCAGGGGGCGCTGTCAGGACGAGTAATAAACGCAGAATGGTATTCCGGGCGCTTCTTCAAAATACTCAAAATCCGTGCTTCGAACTTATGCCAGAAGACATACTTCAACCCCTCCGGGTTCATGGTTGGGATACCAATAATGTAATTCGGAAGTTTGATATTCAGCGCCGCGAGAAGTTCAGCCTGGAGCCTCTTGTTCTTTGGCTCACGCAGTTGGTCGCCGCCGAGCATGAGCTTGATCTCGCCGTCACCAAAGCGAGCAAGCGAAGCGCCCCGCATTAGCCGGTTGAGTGTCTCCGCTTCATCCCAAACTTTGGGATAGGTTGTTAATCTACGGTCTTCCATTTGAATTGCAACGGCTCCTTTTTAGGTACTTTTCCATCAGCCTTGGATTTGCGGATCTCGCTATACCGTGCCTTGTCCCGACTCAGCGATGAGTCAGAAGCATCCGATATGGCGTCCGTAGTGTACACATACAGGTAGTAGGGGTCGTCCAGGTCCTGCCGGATGCCTGCCTTCTCCAGCTCCTTAACGAACGGCACACCGCCGCCCAGAGAGCCTGAGTAGTCCTCGTCGTACCCACCGAGCGCCCAATACATACTCCGCTCAACCATGTAGGAGTCCATGTGGGGCTTGACCTTGCCAAACATCACGTCGTCAGGGAGATCATCTTTCTTGCGCGTAGCATCCGCCGCGCCGAACCGGTACCTGGCGAACCGATACCAGTGGTCCGAGAGCGCAGTGAATTGGGCCAGGGCGACGGCTGTGTTGAGCGGCATAAAATGATCGATATCCATGTGGATTATCCAATCGGTGTCTGCAACATGTGCGCCAAGGTTACGAGCGCCAGCTCGGTTCCACGGGATGTCTTCTTCTATGCGAAGAACTTTAATCCGTGAGTTAGGAATCGACTCTACTGGTTCAGGGCTGCCGTCGTCAACGACGATAAATTTGAAGTTGTATGGGAACAGATCCCAGGACCGAACATGCTGCTCCAGCATCAGAGGGTTTCGGTAGTACGGCACGATAATAGTAACGTCGTCCATCAGAGCCTCCAGTGCTGCTTGATCCAAGGGTGTTTAGTTTGGAGCGACTCGTGCCACGGTTTCTCTGAACCTGGAGTGCTGACGATCTTCACTTCCGCTGGCGTTATATTAAGCCCCGGTGGAATCCATTTCGCGTACCAGGCTCCGTCTTTGCGTCCGAACGATGCATCGGGCGGATAAAGTTTGTGGGAGATCCAGCCCTGGTCGGAACCGTGTCTGCCGTCGGCCTTTGCAATGGCCGGTGAAGTTTTCGGATCAAAGTCATCCCAGACTTCGGGATGTGCGCCCGCCTGCATGTAGTACAGACCGCCCGCGATTTTCTCCCACTTAAAGTCCGGGTCAGTCCACCCAACGAATTTTTCAGGGCGAGTGAGCATAGCGTCGATGTTGCGAACAATAATGACATCCACATCTATACAGAGGAATCGGTTGCCGAAAAGGTATTGCGCGTCACGCGAGAAGTTCCATAGACGGCGGTAGCAGGCCGGGAAGCGATTACCGTGCGGCGATCGTATAGACAGTGAAGAAGGTTGCGGAACCGCAACGATATTTGGGTTAAGGCCGGTGGTGTCGTCAGTGGGCACGATAAGGTCCCAGACCGGGAGTGTAATATTCCGCTCCAGCATCGCGTAAAGGATATTGTAATATTCTGGTAGGAGCTTGTCCCCGCGTACATAGCCGGGGTCGTCCCATTTCCAGCAAACAATATTCGTCATTTGATCTCCGCCCTGTCCTTTACTATACTGATCGCATTACTTTTGGCCGTCGTCTCCCGCCTGCCTCGCCCCAGTTCGCTGGGGCTTTTTTATGCGGCCATCGGAGGCATAGGCGCATCAGGCGGAATAAACAATTGCTCTACGTCTGGGTGCTTTTCAACGGTCATAAGTTTCGGTGAAAACCCATCGAGCTTATCCCCTGCCTCTCCGCTATCTTTGGCAATGGCAACCGCATCGGCGAGGTCAGCTGCATCGATAATTACGCGCTGCGGAACCATGTACATGGCGATGTATTTTTTCATTTCTTTGCCGACGCCAGGTATGCATCAACTGCTCGTCGCATAAGCTCAGAAGTGGTCAAACCGGATTTGTTCGAAAGTCTGGTTATGGCCTTGTGCTGGGGACCCGTAAGGATCACATGCATTCGATGGCCGTTCATTGATTGTCTAGGCATTCTTTTCCTCGCGTTTTTTGGCGCGGCAGTGTTTTCGCCACGACATTTGCCCGAACATACGAACGAATCGATAGAGTATGATTCGGACGGTTTTATTTGTTGCGGACTGGATCAAAAAATCACGGAAGGCTTCATCTGCATCCTTCCTGGTGTAGTCAACCGTAACCATATGTCTGTGTTTCTTGTTCTTAGGAAATGCCACGTTCGGCTCAAAGTAGAGACCGGGAATTCGACCGGCGTGTTTATAGAGATAATCGTGGAGCAATGCAGGAAGGCGGTGGGGTCCATCTTTCTGGATAATTGATCGCCCAATTCGGGGGATGCTTGCAAAGTCGGTTATGAACCCCACCGGTACGGTAACGCGCCAGAGCTTCCATATAACCAACATGGGGTCGCTGACGAGCCATTTACCTCGCCCGGCGACTTTGAATGCCGGGTCTTTAAGTAGCATATGCCTCAGCCGCCCGACGCGCAGTTCTCAACAGCGACTTAACGCCAATGAGTTCGTCCGGGTCAAGTTCGCCGTCTACCTGCTTTTGTGCGAGGTTTATCTGCACGACTCCGATCAGGTCCCGGACAAGCATCCGGTCGGCAGTTGATAAGTGTTCCCACTCGATCGATGCGTTTAGAACTTGAAGCAGTGCATCGACGGTCGCGGTAGGGGTCCCCTCCAGGTATCTCTCTGTTGCCGAAATCGACGCAACAACTCGCGCCGCTTTGAACACATCGTCGTCAATGTACCGATGTATCGCCTGGCTCACGACCAGGTCTGCAACTGCGGGGTTTTCGTTGGCCCAATCGCCAAGTGCGCCGAGGGTGCTACACCCGGCAATGAAAAACACAATAATGGCCGCTAGGAAATACTTTTTCATGATTCGTCATCCTTTTTCAGGTACTAAGTATAGTTGATTTTGCGCCACTTCTCAGCGCCAGTAAGTATGGTCGTTTCAGGGCACGCAATGCCCATATCCACCGTTCTTACGTAGATACGGACTTTGCCCGTCTGTGAATAAATGCAATATTTCGATTGCCCGTTTGTCGCGTAAAAATGGCCGGTCAAATAAGCCAAGTCGGGGGTGGTTACTGCAAGCAATACTAGGAGTAAAATTTTCATCGTCGTCGCCTTTAATGTCGGTATTTACGGGGCCAGAGTTTATACCGCCATATTACCAGCAAGACAACAAGATTAAGTCCGTAATTTGCCATTAACGGCCAGTCACCCATTTGGACGACATATGCAAACATTAAAAGCTCGCCCATCAACCACATCGCGAGAAAATACGGGTCCATGCCCCTGGCGTTTCCGTTCTTCCAACACATCGCCGCTTGCGGTACCCCACAGAGCGCGAGTAAAAACGCGCCAATCCACGCAATCGCCTGCCATTGAATTGGATCGATCATGGGCGCACCCACCAGTCCATTGCGAGCTGATCGGTCTGCGATGCCAACCAGGGCACCAGGTCACCTTGGACCGTCGTAATGTAAATGTACGGGAGCGTCATTTTTGAATTTTCGTCGGGACGCTGAAGTGTGAGGAACTGATTCGCGCCGTTCCAGCCGGTGCGGAATACTGACAGCCCATTTTGCAATCGGTTGAGTGCCTGACCCCAATCCATCGCGGGTTTATCTTGTGCATACCCAACCGGCTGGCTGCTGTGGCCTCCATCTTGTACGATTCCGTCGGTCATTCCTGGTTCTCCTATAAAACACATGGTGCCTTTATCGCACATCTTTTATCTCGTTGCAACCCCCCAGATTTTTATACTCGCCCGGCGGAGGTTCTCGATCGGCAAGAACGAAAAAAAGACACGGTGCCGTCTCGCGCTTCAGAAAGTGGGTCAGTGCGAGCCACCGATTGTTGCCGTCGCGGACACTCCAGGTGGGGGGTTCGTTGGGATAAACCGAAAACCACTCTATTGTAAGTGGGTTGTGCAACCCTTCTAATTTGATCGACTCTGCAATCCCCCAGGCGGAATTGTATTCGCGGCTTCTCCTGCGGCGATTACCCCCCAATATCCGGTCCAGGATGCGGACTTTATTATTGTCGAGCAAGTCCAGGGGGTACTCTGGATAAAAAAGGCGGGTGTATTTCATGACTGGGTGCCTTTATCGCACATCTTTTATTTTGTGTCAAACCTGTATGTAGGGGAGGTAAGTAGGAGTGCGTGGGCGCGTGCCCCTCTGGTCCGATGGGGGGGTGTATTTGTCCATCCTGTGAGGCGTGTTATGAGAGTACCGGATCACGGTACGCCAATTGTTACACAGCTGTGTAACATTCACGTTAACTGGAGAGGGTAACATGACTAAGAAAACAGACAAGGTAGAAATCAAGTCACGCGCTGGCGTCACGGGCATGAGTAAAGCGTTCGTCGATGGTAAGAACAAAGCACTGAACACAGGTGAGCTAATCGATACTTGTGTTGCGCGTGGCAAACAGTTCTATAAAGGCAAGCCGATACCGGATGGTGACTTGACCGCGATGGTCAACAACATCGCCGACGTGTTTGAATGGAAGGGTCGCAGCGCACACTCCCGCAAGTCGGAGACGCGGAACGTGCTGGCATGGTACGCCCAACTTGCCGACGTGTGTACGAAGTTTCGCGCCAAGAATGATGGCAATGCGACGTGGCACAATGTCGTAACGCTGGCGCGCAATCTCGAAAAGAATGGCGGCTCGATAAAGCCAGCGGTGCAAGCATTGGTGGATCAGATTGCCGCGAAGGGCACGCCGCCTAACAAGCTGGGCGTAACGGAGTCCAAGAAACGCGCAGCGATTGCGATCAACGGCATACTCAAAATGACCGCGTTGAACAAGGCTTTCCGAGCCGAGTTGTATACGTGCGCGTTAGAGTCTGGCAAGCTGAACGTGTCAATGCCGAAAGCGAAGGCCAAGAAGAAAGCGGCCAAAAAGTAAGGCAAGCGGAGTGGAAATCCAGAGGCTTAAGACTTTGAGAGCCATGGGAGAAAGCGATCCTTCGGGATCGTTTTCTTTTGCCTGCGTTAGCAACTGAGGATCAAATGCAGGCACACATGTTACACAGCTGTGTAACAATGGCATGACCAGTTGCCTCGCGGGGCGTTATCACTTCGTTATCATCATGCAACATACCGTTGGTAATGATAGATGCAATCACGGCAATGAAGTTTGGCTCAACCACGCGGGTGGCAGGGTTGCTCTCTATCATAACCATCATTACATACATATATATACCCCCAAGCGTCTCTTAGACTCGAAGCCTATGTGTCTGAGCTTAAATCAATATAGGTGTTTATAACTGGCGGCATGTGGGTATGATAGATAAGATGCGTTGAGACAAGGTGGCACATGGGCTATCATTACCTAAGCCCGGTTCGCAATGAATACAATGAGGATAGTAATGATGCGTAAACGAGAGATTAAGGCATTGCAAGACAAACAGCGCGAAGCAAAGCGGCAAACCAAGGCCCGGTTACGAAAGAAGTACGCCAAGTGGCTGGCCGGATTCGATGCGCTTGAACAAGAGAATATGCTCAAGGAAATGGTGGCCGAACACCATGCGCCCAAGCGTTGGGTATACATGTTCCAAACAACAGCCTTTGCGTCAGCACGCAGGCGACAGTGGCGGCTGTACCGTGGCGCATTAAAGGTGAGCGTTATCAGAATGGAGTCCGCTGGTCAGCACGTCCTCGCGCAGAAACTGGAGGCGTATGTGGCTACCTTGCGTGATGAAGTGCCACGGCGCACGGAGTTTGACAAGGCTGAATGGATTCTAATCTCTCGCGCCCTTAGACCCAGGGGCAGCAGCCCGGCGCGGGGAGTCGAACAGATGTGCTACTCGATCTATCAACACATGCTGGCAAAGCGCGTGCTGATCGAGGGCAAGGTGTGGTGATGTTACACAGCTGTGTAACAATTTAGTTAACGATGATAGGAGAGGATCATGGCTAAGAAACTAGGACGAATGGTAAATCACGGGGTGCAGACGTTGCACAAGGCAGGGTGGCACCCAACCAAGATAGCGATGGCATTCAAGTTGCATCTGCATACGGTCAACGGAATCATAATGGATGATGACCGGAAGCAATTGATCCGCGACTTGTGGGCAACAGGTGACTACACGCGCTCGTGTCTGGCAGGGTGGTACAAAGTAGACACGGCTGTGATCAGTGCCCTTGTGGGTCGGCCATGAGTCACGCAGCGTTGAGCTTAGAGGACTGGTGTACGTTGCTTGATCTTACACTCGGTTCAATGCACGTACAGGACGTACGCGCACGCGAAACAATCAGGCACCTAGACCCAGACATACCGTATCTGCGCGAGGTTGAGATAGTAAATTACTGGCGCGACTATCGATTACGTCTGGATAATATACGTATGTACAAACACTTTGTAGGAGAGGACAAATGACGACAGCACACAGACGAAACAAACTCAAGCGCAAGCAACGGCAGGAAGATATCAATACTGCGCTCGCGCTCATGTTAGGTAGAGTCACCGACAATGACATAAACCTGATCAACCAGTGGCGAAGTTGGGCAGTTAACTTCCCCAAGCCCACGATTGTGTTTCAAGTTGAGGATGAGATTCGCAGGCTCTATCCCTACATGAACATGAGACAGGCCGAAGAACACGCCCGACATTACTGCAACGAGGTGGCGTGATGGAGTGGACTGATCTGTTATGGGGTGGCTTCCGAGTAGCGTTCGGGATTCTATTATTAAGGTGGCTCTTTCTTTATACATTGAAGATTGCGTACACCTTGCTTGGTGGAGGTGACATTGATGAAGATACGAAATAGGTTGTTGTTGTTAGTCGCAAGGCGCAAGTTGCGTAAGCTCAAGCACCTGACTGAGAGTGCTGAGCGATTCACGGGTAGTGACAGGCAGGGGCTATCGCAGTTCTGTCCGTCATACTACGCAATGGTGAGAGAGATGGACTCGGCGCAAGCTGAAGTCGATGCTCTCTTGCACCTGTGAACAAGACGCTAAGCGTTATCACGCTGGTGGTGGTCGGCGCGTTCAT